CCATAATCACTAAACTCCACAAATAATAAAAAAAAAAGAAAAAAAAAAAAAAAAAAAAAAAAAAAAAAAAAAAAAGTAGATGCGTATTTTCACCACTTTGAAATATGCTTTCGTGTAGGGATAATTGAGTAATTCAGAATAATTCATGGTAAGTTATTGAATTTATTAGAGATCTGGGTTTTTAATGCAGAACAATTCAAGAAAATTCAAGATAACTCAAGTTAATGCAGTATAATTGATTATCAGTTAAAGTAGTTTAATTTAATTTAAACCTTGACAATAATTTCAAAAAAATGTTATAAAAAAGAAAAAACTGTATTTTCACCGAATGAAAATGCACATCAAACAGGGAGGCCGATCATGAGAGAAAGAAGTTTTCCAGACAAGCTCGCAGTGACAGTTTATCTTACTGAGAGAGAAATAGATGCCATTGAAGAGATCGCAAAAAAAGAGGAAAGATCAAGAACGCAACAGATTAGGTTGTTAATTCTAAAGAGTCTTGAGTCATTAGGGTGGAAGAGATGAAACAAAAATTAAATGCTCATATGAATAAAAGAAGGCACCAGAAAGGTCTTTCTATAGAAGATTACGTTCGCATATACAATATGAGTACACAAGAAGTTTATAATATTATAAGAGCTCCATCACTTCGTGTAATAAGAGCTACTAATAAAAGACTCAACGCTATAAACAACTTAGGACTGCTGGATGACTTAGCAGATAAATATACTATAAAAGATGAACAAACTTTTCAACACAAGATTGTAATTCCACAACTAAAGAGAGAAGGACATGAAATAAAGGATCTTCATCCGTCAGCCCTTAAACATCCCTCTCGCACAATAATTGACGTGCTTAGCATACTTAATAATAGAATATACTTTACTGAAGTAAAACTAAGAGCTGATATGGACAGTCTCCAAAAGGCAGTAGGTCAACTATCAATTCATCGTTGTTTTCTAGAATACCTAACAAGTCATGTCTGCAAAGAAAATATTTATCAAATAGCCATTCCAATCTATTGTAAAAATGAAAAAATACTCCATTCACGACTACTTGAATTTCTTCAAAAAGAGATGTATATTAAAATTGCTTTCTTCTAAGTTTTGAGAGGAAAGTGATAAGCAGGTAATGAAGTTTTGGAAAATTAAAAACTTGACCTCTTCAATTCTTTTTAGTAAAATTAAGAAAAAATTAAAGGAAAGAAGGTAGAAGTATGGATATAAAAACAGATGCTAAAAAACGTTTTGTGCTTGACGTAGATGAAGATCTTCATAGAGATATCAGAATACTTGCAGGTTTAGACAGAGTACGTGTTCGCAAGCTGACTGATGAAGCAATAGAAAAGTACGTCGAAAAGAGATTTAGTGAATCTGAAACTCTAAGAGCTTTGAGGGAAGAATACAAAGAGACAAATGATGCTCGAAAATAACGAAAGAGACTTTTGCATCACAATCGTAATTCCTTATCTTATAGAGAAAGGACATAAAATTGTAAATATAAATAGTTCACGGTCTGTAGGCAATGTCAAGAGTTTTGGCTGGATCAGGCCCGATATTGTCAGCATACATGAAGGTATTACATACATTACAGAAGTCAAAGTTGGACGTCAACAGAAGCGAGATGCAAGAGCTCTACAGGCAGTAATAGGTCAATTAATCATCCATCAATTTGTGCAGCAAGAGCAGAAGCATTATGGAGTTGTGTACCAAGCAGTACTTCCTGCTAAACAGGGATTCGAATATTTTCTTAGGCAGGAATTTCAGAAATTCCTTCATGAATTTGAAATAGAAGTGCTCCTTCTGTAGTGATATAAAAGGTTGGATGATCTTTATACCCTAAGTTATTGAAATTACTTAACTTTTAATTAAGCTTAATTATGTTTAATTATATTAAGTTATTATGTCTTTTTTGCCATAACTGTAACCTATTGATTTTATTAGAATAAAAATGCCTTGTTTACTTGAAAAACTTCATTATTTCCTTGACATTGCTTTTTCAAAATGTTAAAATTTTAGAAAATGGACACAACTAACATCAACTTTTAACTGGAGGATACTACATGAAATACGAAATAAAGATGTGGAACCGGCAAGGGCTACTCACCAGAATTCGATCAACTAACTTTGGTACAGTTTATGGCTTTGCTGAACGGTGGGCAAGATCGAATTTTAGGGTTGAGTTTAACATTTTTGTGGTGAATTTAATTTATGGAGGATAAAATGGGATATCGAATTACAATAAAGCACTGCGACATAGATGTCACGCTTCCTGTAAAGACACTTTGCGAAACCTTTAAAAAGTGCGACATCAAGATCGTTAAAGATCATGGGAAAAAAGCTATAAGGGTCTACACTGAGACGGAAGATGGATGGATCGGTGTATGGGCAGACTTCAATGAAGAGGAAAATTGTCACCTTTATGCTTATGGATCATCTCGAAGTTTCTATTCACGAAATGGTAGATGGTTTCTCAATACGTTGGAGCAGTTAGTAGTAGATTATGGAGGAAATCTGTTACTAATTACAAAAGAACCCGACACAGGAGGAAGCAAGACAACTATCATTTATGAAGGTGATATACTTTATGGTTGTTTCTCTCAGAAGCTCGGAAGTCCATTCGGATTCAGGTCAGTTTGGAAGTCTCAATATGATCCGATAAAGGATGTAGATACACCAGTAAACATAAAAATCTATGATATTATGAAAAACACAACAGAAACTCTTAGAATCGATTCAGCATAGAAAGGAGGATAATATGAATTATTAAGATAAAATTTAGTTTCTTACAATAGCCATCAGCAGTGTCCTGATGGCTAAGGTAAACCTTTAACTGGAGGATAACATGGATCGATCAGCAACAAACCGTCAATTGTGGGCATTATTCTGTATCACGAAAAAAGACCACAGAGATATGAATCTTACAGTTGATCAGGCAAGCGAATTAATTGCTCAAGCGAAGGCAAGCATCAACGCAAAACGTGAAGATGCCATCAATATTTACAATGAAGCTTTGAAGGCGGGTCAGAAAGCACTTGAAGCCTGCACACCTGTCCCAATGATTGTTGGACAGCATGCAAATGTATTCAATGATCACTCACCAGTAACTCAAACTTGGAATGTTCCAGATGGAGTTTGTGGATTCGCCTGGATTACCATCAGACTTAAAGATTCCAAAAGAAGAACATTTATAAATCAACTCAAAAAGGCAGGACTTGCTTCATCGGACATTAACTGCTTCGACCGTAAAGTTAGATTCAAGAAAGATGACTACTATGGTGGTTATACTCTCTGGATTCGGGAAGGTGATCAAAGCATGCAGCGAAAAGAAGCTTTTGCATATGCCTTTGCTAATATCTTGTCAGATCATGGAATCGAAGCTCAGGTGGGATCAAGAATGGATTAAAATAAAAGGAGGATAATATGAATGACAAACTTACAAGGATAATTAAAGTTGTTCTTTTACTGTTAGTCGGGTGGTTTTTAGGATATCTTCACTGTTGGATGGCATTTAATTAGGAGGATAAAATGAAATTTGAATTAACGGAAGCAAGACACTTTTATGATGCTCAAGAAGATAAGAATATAGTTGCAGAGCTACGCATGTTAGGTTTTACCTTTCACAATTATATGAACCTTCTTGCTTGTGATGATAACGAAGTAATAGTAGAAATTGACAGTATAGAGGAAATGAGAAACCTCTCAGAAGAGTTTACCTCATCTTTAATAATCAACTTTTACGTTGCACCTGCTGATGATGTTATTGGCAAGATTTGTATTTACAATGATTATGTAGAATAAAGAAGGGTGGATAAAATGATATTAAGACAAAAGTTAAATGAGAATTTTACAGATGCAGAACATGCGGTAAATTAATTGATAAACTTCTTGAAAGGAAAAAAGATGTTAAATAGAATGTTCAAGAAGGAAGAAGAACTTTTAAAGGAAGCATAACTATGTTTACAAATAAAGAAAAGAAAATAATATCGGACATAGAAAAGTTACAAGATGACATATGGAAGTTGAAAAAGAGGGTCGGAGAATCCGACCGAATGATGATCGGACCATATGATAGTATTAGCATGGAAATAGTCATAAAAGCTATTTTGGCACATCTTAAAGTTGAAGTTGTTAAGTCGTCTGAGTATCCTATAAAATTGAAAGGAATTAAAGAAAATTAACCTTTAAGGAAGGGAAGAAAAATGTTAAATAAACAAATAAAAATCTCATCCTACAATGAGATAGGAAAGTTAGTCGAGCAGGAGGAATGCGATGAAGTTCCATTCAATAAGAACGGAACTATGACTGTCGGATTCTCAAAGATGTTTAATAGAATGCTCAAAAAGGTCGAGAAAGGTGGAGCAATGTTTATTGAGAGAATCTGGAAGAACATATAAATAAGAAGGAGGATAAAATGATAGAAGAATCAAACATAAAGGTAAAAGTGAAAGGCTATGACGACCTCATTCCGGCCAGTCTCCTTTTACTTGGCAATCATCTCTTGAGTAAAACAAATGAAAGGAAAGCAAAGGCATTAAGAGATGAGGTATTTATTGGCATCGATGTTCAGGATGAGACAGTTGTTCTGCTTGAAGCTGATGAAGAAACCATTATTGACAGTATCAGTTTTGGAGGATAAAAATGGCAAAATTTCACAAACAGAACTATGAATTAGTTATGAAGATTTTGGCAAAGCATATGAATACTCTTGATACCAGATATTGGGAAACTGATTTTATAGATGTATTAAGACATGAAATTACTGAAATAGGAAAGTCTTTTGCAAATGAATTTGACAAGGACAATTCACTATTTGATAAAGACAAATTCAAGATAAAATCATTAGGAGGATAATTATGAAAAGTAAATATCAGGAACAGGTATTTAATGACTTAGTAAAAAAGGTACAAAAGGATGCTAAGGAAACTATTAAGAATCTCGCCAGTGAGCGAGATCTAATTGATCTTGCAGCGGAATTCGCTGAGACATTCTCAACAAACCACGTAAGAGGTGAAGGAGCCCGATACTCGAAAATAGTATTCTACTATGTAGGCTCAGTAAACATAATTGTATATCTTGGCAAAGAGGATAAGAGCACAGCAATCAATCCCATGATTGATGCGATGATTAAAGATTCGAGACTTAACTTAATAAAGGTTCCTCCCAAAGAGCTGTTTGGCTCTATAGCTACTTGGTCATTTTTTGTAAAGAAACTTGCAGGGAATATTGATGTTGACGTTTATTATGAACAGTCGGAATCTTGCATGATGGTAGAAACTGGTGAATATTCTAATCCCCGCAAAATTTACAAGCTGGTATGTAGTGATTAAATCTTTTGAGGAGAATGAATAATGATAAAAAGTGAAACTGTAAGAATCAGTTACGAAGGTGAGGATTATGAAGTAGAATGCGATTACTATCCAGCCTCTCGTGGATCACAAGATTCACCGCCTCACGATGCAGATATTAGTATCATAGAAATCTCTGTCGAAGGAGGTGAAATAGTATCAGATGAACTTGCCGATCTCATTTCAGATCGCTGTCAAAGGGACATTATCGAGGCAATAGAAGAATCTATAATATAAGAAGATAAAAAATGGCAAAGAAAGGATTAAGAGAGTATTCAACAGGTAGGATGAAACAGTCAATGCTTGAGCATTTATGTTCAAGTGAACAAAAACTGAAGAATCTCGTTAAGGTCTTGACAGCGTTTAGGATGGCTATCAAAATCTCGGTTAAGGGTAATCCAATGGTAGTTAATATTAAAGGATAGGAAGATAAAATGGAAGTAACTATAAGTAGCAAGGATCGAAGTGCATATACAGTAGCTGATATAGAAGTTAAAGGCTGGGTTTGGGATGATACACCAACAGCTGCTATTACTATAAAACCAAGAGATACTTCTCCAAGTATGACCTTTGATATAAGTACTACGAATTGGATAGCACTATTAAGAGAAATAACCAATGCACTGTCGAATGCAGAAAGCAAAAGGAAGATAAAATGGAATTAGATATGATATGCAATATTGAATACGGAAAGCAAAAGGAGAATAAAATGAAAGCAACATTCAAACTTGACAAAGAAGTTAAGCACTCTCGCAGATACGCTACGGAGGATGAAAAGTTCCCAATCAAAACTATTTATGTCGCACGAGAGTATGCTGACGGAAAGAACATACTTGAACTTGAGATTCAGCCTATAAATGATGTAGACTAATGAATTCAGACCCCTCGATAAGAGTTCATCTGTATAGGCCAACAGATGTATCTCTGCAAAACAGGCTTGGGTTTATCCTCCACAAGTCTGACGCATCGGGGGGTCACCCTCAAAAAGGAGGAAAAGTAGATGAATAAAGTAATTGGTTCAACACTTATATTATCTGCTGTCGGTCTTGTTGCCATTGTTGGATTCTTGATGATGAGTCAAGAAAAGAAGAATAGCGAGCATTTTTTAGAAACTTCTATTCATCACCAACAGCAGATAACCAACATTGAGAAGCGTGTATGGAAAAGTGAAAAGATCATAAAGGCTTATATAATGGTGAAAAAATGAATAAAAATCTCTATAAAGGAATCTTTAATTGGAAGGGTACATCACATATACTATATACTCATGCAAAAAGTAGATCGGTAGCTTTTTACAATTTCATTCAGCAGATGGCTGATAAGGTAGAATATTCGTTTCATCATGTTTATTATCAGTTCGTTAAAGGCGAGTGTCAATATACAATAGAGGAGGATAAAAAATGAGCTACTGGTCACACAATCCAGAGTTATACGATGAAATAACTATAAAGGCTCTACCAGAAAAATGGAGAGATCTTGTCGAGTCAGGTGAAATTGAGCTCGAAGAGGTTCCAGAGGATGTAAGATATAAAGCAACAATAGAAGGTGAAGGAGATTATTGGGGAAGCAAAATTGATGAAGCGATGATGAGAAGAAAGGAGGAGAGATAAAAATGATAAATCCAAAACCATCTAAAGTTCTAACAAAATGGAGAAGGCTTGAACATTTACATCATCATAAGTCTTTAACTTCGGCAGTAAAAAGTAGATTAAAAAGAATAAGAACTGATTTAGAGAGAAAGATTGTTCTTATCAATGTTCTCTTAGAGAAACCTACAAAAGAAGGAAGATAAAAATGAGCATGGAAGATGAACTTACAATAGCAAAGGCTGAAGAGATCATAAAGAGAATGCCTTTAGCTGAACGTCAAGCATTTCGAGAAAAGTTGAATAAAGCTGGAATACCAACTAAGAAAAAGACCAAGATTGAATTTCCCGAAATAGAGATTAGTTTCATGAACAAGGTGAGGATGTGCATTTCAAAGAAGTCTGCACTGAATCATCTTGGGGAGTTTCTACTTAATGATCTTGACAAAATGTCATCATCAACCATAAAAGCTCATGCTGTCGAAGCATTAGCAACTTTGTCGGAGCTTGAGGATAATATATCTGGAAGAAAAGATACATTAATGCGAGCAGCAAACATCGTTATGGAAGTAGATCGGTCACGCCTTATGGGAAAGATAGCTACATTGGCTGTTTTAACATAGATGAACGGAATGAAATCAACAATCAGAACTTTGACACATCGTGTGTCTAACGGATTGAATGAACGAAAGGAGGTAAATGGCTTTGCATTCAATTCTATTCGGCTAATATTAAATGCATTTAACATTAACTTAATTCATTGGAGGTTTTAGATGGAAAAGATACAAAAGGAAGTAAAGTCCAAAGGCGAAGTTGTTGATACAGTTGAGGTTCCTGTATATGAGAGTGTTTCAGAAGCTCTCAAGGCCAAGTCCGAGGCATTTTGCCTTGCTGCAATCAACAAGGTTGTTGAGGCTGGTATCGTCAATCCAGCTCGTACCGCTAAGGTAAGACCTACTTCGGCTACAGCTCAGCTTAATCGTTTAGCTAAGGACAATCCAAAAGTCCAGGCCAGAATTGATGCCATTTTGGCTGAATTCAATGCATAGTAAGTCTATTAGGGTGGCCATCATTTCAACTCGGTGGTCACCCACCCCTTAAACTTTGTATTTTCACCCGGTGAAATTACAAAGCATATATTTTCAACCATACAATAAAATTATAAAGTAAGGTAAGATGATGGCGAACGAGTTTATCCTGCGAAGAATTCCAGAGGATTTGCATGAAGAATGGACTATCTTCTCAAACTTGAGAGGCATGACCATGAGAGCATATATTCTATTTTCTCTAAAAAGTAAGATCGAACAAGACAAGGATCGTTTAGGAAGAGACATTAAGGAGGAAACCAAAAATGGTAATGGATGATGTAAAGACTGCCTCAAAAGAAGAGCTTGCTCAGTGGCTCAATGAGCTACGTGAGCAGAGAAAAAAAGGATATGAACATTCAAAAAGGTCTAAAAAAAGGACATCAGGCCTATATGCAGATGTTGATAATGAACTAGCTCAGAGGGTTCTTGACGAAATGATGAAAGATAATGGAGGATAAAATGCCAACACGTGAATTTTCATATTCAAAAATCTTGAGTTATGCAACCTGCCCATCTAAATACAAAAAACGATATGTCGAAGGAATCTATCCCGTTGCAAAAGCAAAACCTCTTTCGTTCGGTTACTGTACATCTAAAGGTTTTGAGGGATATAGAACTGAAGGAACTTTTGAGGCTGCAAAGAATGGATTCAAAAAGGCGTGGCAGGAAGATGGAAAAGTTCTATCCATTAGATTTGATCCCAATAATGAAAAAGACTTCCGCACTGTCGAGAGAGGAATAGAAATTTTGGAGGATTACATTCGTCAGTATCCCAATGATCCTTCCCAGGCTGTCGAGCCGGAAGTTAAATTTAAAGTAGAAATTGGAAAGATTGGTAATACAGACATTGTGCTTGTGGGTAGAATTGATGGTATTATTTCAATTAACAATGATGTCTGCATCATCGAGGACAAGACTACTTCAAGACTTGGACCATCTTATCTTAGAATTCTTAAGGATTCTTTACAAATTGGATTGTATCTCTATGCAGCCAATGAGTATGGTCTATTTGACATCGGAGGCAAGAAGCGAACACCACGATGTCTCATGAATGCTATTAAAGTTCACTCTAAAGAGTTTAAATATGATAGAGATATTGTTATCAAGTCCGCATCTAAACTTATACAATATAGAGATAATGCTCTTAATTGGATTCGAGCTATTATAGCTGCAGAAGAGACAGATTGCTTTCCGATGAACGATGCAGACAACTTAACCTGTACTAAGTATTCAGGCTGTGAGTATCTACCATTGCGTTACACTATGGGAACTATCCGAGAAAATCTCTTAAAAAATGAGTATGTGGAGAGAAATACGGAGATTGCGTGAAGAAGTGAATAACCAGGAAATTTATCCTACTGAGGAAAGCGAGTAATTTCTGTCGTTAGCAACCAAATTGCTTGTAACTTTGAAGCAAGATGATGCATCAAAATAATGGAGATTAAATGACCCCAAAAGGAGGAAGAAATGAAAAATATAAAAATTACAACCCAAAAAGAATTTGATGCATTACCAAAAAGTTTTGCGGAATATACCAACATTGAAATTGTTGGAAAAATAAAAAGAATAAATAAAATAATCAAAAATGCTTTTATCTCTGTCTATGGTTCAGCTATCATTAAGTATGTCTCTGATTCAGCTATCATTAAGTATGTCTCTGATTCAGCTACCATTGAGTCTGTCTATGGTTCAGCTATCATTAAGTATGTCTATGGTTCAGCTATCATTAAGTCTGTCTCTGGTAATGCCATCATTAGAGTATTAAATGAAACTGTAAAAATCATAAAAGTCAGGCAAGAAGTTATACTTATATATCAAAATTGCAAAGGTAAACCTAATAATGTTTCAGTTAATGTTTCTGTTTTGTATAAAAAGACAGCTAAACACGATATTAATTCATTCCTTGATTTTTACGATTTAAACCTCACTAAAGCTGGCTATATCATTCTGTATAAATCTGTTAAGCCTCAAAATAATTGTGATTTCCATACAGGAAAAATCAAATACGAGGGCACAGTTGAATGTCCTGATTGGAATCCTGATATTAATATTCAATGTGGTCATGGTTTGCATCTATCAGCTATCCCGGAACATGCTTTAAGATATAATCCAACTGGTGAAATCATAAAATGCAAAGTCAATATCAAGGATATAGTTGTGTATCCTTATGATATTTCAAAGGTGAGATGTAAAAAAGTAATAGCGCCAAGAATTAAAGCACAAATTGAGGAAGGAAGAGGCTTATTATGAATGACGTATGTCCAGATTGTGGACGGCAAAAAGCACATAACGTAGAGGACGTATCAAAAGGTTATTGCCCAAAATGGTGGGCGATTAGAGATGCGGAGGCAGAAGAGGATTGCAAGCGTTTCGCCTCCCAACAAGCAAATGAACCAGACCAGGCTAATCACGGGCCGAAATTAACACCAGGGGATTATTCAGGAGGCTGTTTACCTCCTGGCTCCCAAAAATTTTAATCGCCTGGCAGATTATCTAAACGTTAAATGAAAAGAAAGATACAATGAAATTAGGTACTCAAATCAGGTTTAAAGACGGTCGAGTTGGTACTATGATTTACAATAGTCTCATTGGTGAGGGCATTGTATGAACAAAAGAAGTTTTGATAAATTAGCAGGTAGGTGCGATTTTCGGAAACCAGCACCTTATTATATTATAGAAAATGGTGTAAAAAATGATGGGCCACCACATTGTATCACCGGAAAATTGTGTTCTTTCCAGAATTGTCCGTTGGCTATGTGGTTTGAAATGCTTTTCGGGTACGAACCTAACCATCACATTGAGCAGAGCGTATGATACCACGCTTGCTCATGTAAGGTGTTATATTTTTAGGAAGGTAAAATAATGAAAGAAGAAATAGATAAATTATGTGATGTTCTTTGGTGGTTGAAGGGCTTCAGGGCTGGGGCTAACAATGACTGGAAAAATTGTCCATTTGATGAAACCTATCTTTTAGCATTAAATAAGGCAATTCCTAATGAAAAAGAATTGTCATTTGGGGCACCATAACAAAGCAATGCAGCAGACAGGCTAACGCCTGCGGCTGATCGCAACGTTAGGAGGATTCCATGACAACAATCACAGAAGATCCTTCTAACAAGGCATTAACCATTTAGATATGAAAGGAGTTTTTTATGCCAAAACAAGGAATATTACACGACTATGATATCCATGCCAATTATGAAGATTCGGCGCATGGTCAATTTTGTGTTATATGCGGGACATCCGATATGTCGTTTCAATGGTCTGATTATTCAGGAGAAGCCATGTGTACGAAATGCGGATGCCCATATCAGCTCAAATGGGGGTCCAATAAACAGGAAGAAGAAAACAACTATCCATATCTCAACATGAAAAAAGGCTTTATTCCTATTGCAAAAGAATATTGGAAGGAAAAGCATTCTTTTGTCTGCTATGGAATAATGATGGGGACACGTTCAGGTATGAAGGATTTAGTCGAATGGTTAAAGGAAAATCATCCAGAAGAACTAAAAGAAGGTTAACAAGCAAGTCGAACGGAACAGCATAGAGGAGGAATGTAATGAATTTTTTATTAATAGGTCAACCTGGAACAGGAAAGACTGTCAGTGCGTGTACAAGTAGGCATCCGACTTTGGTCATAGACGTTGACGGTAAAGCTAATGAAATGTATATCCTTAAAGAAAAGATAAAAAGTGGAGATGTTACTATCTTACCAATTAAGGATAAACTTGTTGAGGACACTTTCTCTGATAGAGCACTTCATCCTGATAGACCTCCAAAAGTCCAGCCTACAGGATATGTTACCACAGTTGATATTTTGAGTAACATCCTTGAAAAAGCATTAGAGTATGACAAATATAATACTATTGTACTTGATTCACTTACAAGGCTCTCAGAGCACTTAACTAGATTACTAATCTATCATCGAGGTCAAGGTCTTTTTGGAAAGAAGATAGCAGACGATATGTCATGGCCAAGTTGGGGCAGCTACAAAGCAAATTTAGAAGAGTTATTTCATGGAATATGTAATTACCTTGATGACAAAGATTTTATATGTACTGTCCATGAAAAAATGGTGACAGAGACTACTATGTCTATGGTAGGTACTCAAGTTGTAGAGAGTGAGATCGTAAAAGGATTTAAGCCTCTTATAGATGGACAGATGCGTGACAAATTAGCTGGATACTTTAATGAAGTTTATTATATGGATGTTGTGATGTCGAAAGGAAAGAATCCGACTTATAGATTCAGAACAAGAGGTACAAAGTATGATGCAAGAACTTCATTACCTTTAGATGAATATGAGACTGCATCGATTGAACATGTCTTAAAGAAGGCTGGAATTCTTTAGTAATCCTTACTGTGTATACAAAAGATAGAATGACATAGCCCCCTTTTAGAAAAAACCCAAAAAATTTAAGTCCCTAAAAGGCCGTTTTTAGGCCGCAAACCCGCACCCACAGCGGCTTTCAAACAAGAATTAATAGTAAACTATGTAAAACCCTTTTAAAGCCAGTGTAGGGCATTTTAAGCCCTCTTTGAAAAGACAAATATATGATAGGTATAAAAGATGAAAGGAGGTGAAATTGATTGGCCTTAGATAAGGCAACAGGCTAGAGCTAAAATCTTAACTTATAAAGGAGTTAAATGATGACAAGAATTAATGTGAAGTTAGACGACATACCAGATACCGCATTCGAGCTCTTTCCCGATGCAACGTATCTCGTAACAATTCAATCATCTTCAAAGTTGAAGAAGTCCGAGGAAGGTGCTTACATCATGGTCATTGCCAAGTGTGATGAAGGTGACATGGAAGGCAAGCTCATCGGATGGAATTGCTCACTTTTACCTCAGGCATTGTGGAATCTGAAAAACATGCTCTTAGCCATGGGTATGGAATGGGATGAGGATGGATTTGAACTTGAGGACATCTTTGATGAGCAAATCATGATCGACGTCTCCTCAAGGGAGTATCCAGAGAAAAGTGGTGAATATCGGAATCAAGTTGATTCATACCACTCAGCGTAGTCGGGTATGTATTGTAATGGTGGACAAAAGAGTTATAGTCCAAGCATGTCGAATCACATTTCAAGGGCTGGTCGAACCAGATGCATATGCTGTAGTTCGTCTACTATAGCTCATGGGCCTTGTCCATTATTCCATCTTTATGCTGGCAGTGGCGGAATTACTCTGGTAAACGCACCATTATGGGTACTTTAATGATACTGGGGAAAGCCGAAAAATCTTGCTTATGCGGTATGCCGATGTCAGGCTCCAACAAGGAGATAGACTGTATTGTGAACCAGGCTTAAAGTTGCAGGTTCAAATCCTGCCTGCCAGCACCATTTATTTGCCGACGAATTTATGCAATAGGAGAACTATCGTATCTCCGATAATAGTTCGTCGGCAATTTATTTAAACTAGAAAGAGGTTAATTTATGAATATCCAAGAAGTACCAATTGAAAGTATAGTAGTTGGAGACCGTGCTAGAGAGGAACTTGGTGATCTCGAACAGCTTCAAAAAAGTATAAAACGCTTAGGGGTAATAAATCCTATTTGCATTATGGAAGGGACATACAAATTAGTTGCTGGATTCCGTCGCTATACATGTTGTAAAACTCTTAGTTTCAAGACAATACCAGCACGATTCTATGAAGAGCTGTCCGAAGTTGAAAAAGAGATCTTAGAACTTGAAGAAAATCTCCATAAGGAGCTGACGTGGTATGAACAGTCTAAACTAAGAGGTAGAATTCATACCCATCTTCAAGAAGAACATGGTAAAGCTGTTAAAGGACACAAAGGTGGATGGGGAACGCAAGAGACCGCAGACTATCTTGGAGTCTCTGTCGGGACTATATCTCAAGACATCTCTCTCGTCGAAACAGCTAAAATTGCACCTAAGATCACAGAATTTACATCCAAAAAGCAAGCTCTTAAAAGTTTGAATAAAATGCGTGAAATGGCTATCCTTACTGAGATGGCAAGAAGAGATACTGAGGAAGGTTTGGATCAAACCAAAAGTGGGCCTTATACACTCTATAATGGTGATGCCGTTAAGTTTATTAAGGATAATATTGAAGATGAGACTATCGACCTTATAATCTTTGATCCTCCTTGGGGTATAGACGTTGATAAGAAGGGTTCATCACGTGGCCTAAGAGGAGAAAAGGTATTTTATGATGATTCTGAACTTACTTCTAAAGACCTTATCAGTCAGATTATGCCTGAGTTGCACCGAGTTCTAAAGGCGAATGCTCATATGTATATGTTCATTGGGATACAATATCTTAGCTATTACATAAACTATCTGATGAATCTGAGACAAGTTATTAATGATGACGGAACTACGGATTTTAAGACTTTAGATCCGAATCGCAAGTGGAGATTCGACGTTAGAACTATACCTCTAATATGGATCAAAGAGGGAGGTGGATATACTGACTTTGAATATAAGTTCATGCCTAAGTATGAGCCTATTCTATTCTGTTCCAAAGGAACACGTAGACTAAATTATCCCACTGATGATGTTTTTAACAAACGTAGACCTCTTACTACAGAACGTATCCATCCACAACAAAAATCCCTTGAATTAATCAAAGATTTTATTAAACTTTCAAGTCATGAAAATGAGATTGTGTTCGACCCAATGGCAGGCTCAGGTGTAACTGTCGTTGCTGCAACTATCACTGGCAGAAGGTCGATAGCTATTGAGAAGAGCAAAGAAGCGTTCCTCAAAATGAGTAATTGGATTAAAGGATTTGATATAGAAAAGGAGAAAGAGGACAACGAAACATAATGTTGACAATACTTACTTGGTCACTAACAATAGCTGCTATAATTGGAGTCATCCTAAATATTAAAAAAATGAGATCCTGTTTTTACATCTGGGCGGTAACTAATTTTAGTTGGGCAGTTGTGGATTTCTATAAAGAGATATATGCACAATCAGCTTTATTCGGAATATATTTTTTATTAGCTTTATATGGAATTTTTGAATGGAGAAAAAGAAAGGAGTAAACTATGATCAAAAAATGTTTCATCGATGTTGAGACATCTGGTCTCGATCCAGAACTCAATGCCATCCTCGAAATTGGAGGCATCATTGAATACTCTGGAGTATATAAGGAGTTCTCACTCAAGTGTCGACCTTTTGAGAAGGATGAAATTACGGTTGCAGCTTTGGAAGTTAATAGACTCACGATGGACAATATTGTGAATTTCCCAGATCCAAAAGATACCTACCTCAAATTTACTGAGCTTCTTGCTCAGCATGTTGATAGATACAACAACCGAGATAAGTTCTTCTTCATTGGGTACAATGCTAACTTCGATAACCAGTTCTTGCGAAGTTTCTTCAAGAAGAATGAATCTAATTACTTCGGTTCTTGGTTCTTTTATCCATATATAGATGTAATGACTTTAGCTGCATATTACTTAATGAAAGAGCGTCATAAGATGAAGAGTTTTCATCTCGTAACAGTCGCACCTTACTTCGGAATTGATGTAGACCTTGAGAAAGCTCATGGAGCATTATATGATGTGAAGTTGACACGAGATGTCTATAATGCTATTGAAGGAGGTAAAATAATAGAAGAGGATTTAATTTAATGACATCAAATATACGTGTTCCACCAGTTGGTCCAACTGACGCAGAGATCATTTTAGTCGGAGAAGCACCAGCGAATGAAGAGATCAATTACAAGCCACCTACGCCCTTTGTCGGGAGTGCTGGAGAACACTTAAACCGCTTTCTCTTAATGGCAGGTCTTTTTAGAGGCGAGTTGTATATCACAAACATTCTGAAGCACCAAGCTCCTGGAAATAAGATTACTCGTGTTAGCCCAGAGATACTACATATGGGTCAGCTGGAACTAATAGCTGAAATCAATGCACTTCCGAATCCGAAGATCCTTGTCGCACTTGGTGATTATGCTCTCAAAACTCTTACTGATAAGAGTGGTATTACCAACTTTCGTGGGTCAGTTCTGCATCCAAAGGATAGTATTAAGCATGACTGCATCGTAATTCCAACCTTTCATCCATCGATCATGCACTACAATTACAATGTCTGGCCTCTCATCGTCGCAGACCTAATGCGAGTAAAGAGTCTTAAAGATAAAGATTTCCAGTTTGAATTTCCTACATATAACTTCATCCTCCGACCTAATCTTGACCGAATTATCAAAACCCTTGAAATGCTGCAAGAACTTAATCCTCCTATTGTAGTCATCGATGTTGAGACTCCACATGCTTTACTATCTTGTATCGGCCTAGCTTGGTCTCGGCAAGACTCAATCTCAATTCCATTCTACATGGGCAATGGATCTAATTACTGGACTCTTTCAGAGGAGATGATTATATGGGAGAAACTAGCAGAAGTCCTGCCAGAGTTGAATCTCGCAGGACAGAATGTTCTTTTTGATTGGGAAGTGATGCATGACCACAAGATCCATTTAAAGATGCCTAAGTGGGATTCAATGTTAATGCATGCATGTCTTTACAGTGAACTTCCCCATAATCTTGAAACGATTGTAAGTATCTATACAGACATTGCATTCTATAAGAGAGATGAAGATGAAGATACTAAGAGATCTTCTATCCGTGCAGGGAAGGAGCGAGATCATTGGGAATATAACATGTTGGACTGTGTAAGCACACTTTGGGCTATAGAGGAACTTATAGAAGAGCTAACAGAAGAGAACATGATGAATGTATATATCTCACTCTTTGCTGAGGTAATCGAACCCATCTTTCAGATGAATATGCGTGGCATTCGTACAGACTCAGAAAGACTACCGGAACTGCGTAAAGATTTAGTGAAGGTTATTGAAGCTAAAGAGAAGATAATCCATGAAGAAGCAGGTTATGAACTTAATGTTAAGTCGCACAAACAAGTAAAGAAACTTCTTTATGAGGATTTTGGCTGGCAGCCATATATAGATCGCAAAACTAAGAAGAAAACAACTAATAAAAATGCTCTAGAAAATCTTGCCTATAAATATCAGTCTGAAATCCCAACTCTCATCTTGGAGGCCAGAGAGGATTATAGCTTCCTATCCATTTTTAGTGATGATAATATTGAAGATGGAAGGTTTAGATGTGACTACAATCTAAGAACAACTAACTCTGGTAGATTCTCTTCCAAAAAGAAGGCAACTACTGGCAAAGGTAGAAATCTTCAAAATGTAAAGCGTGGGCCAACCAGAGCATTCTTCCTTCCAGAAATTGGTGATGTAATGGTAGGAGGTGATATGAAACAGGCGGATATGCGGATTGTGGCATATTTGTCCGACGATGAAAATTATATCAAAGCTGCAGAAAGTGGTAGGATTTATTTTGAAACAGGAAGAGAGGTCTTTGGTGAAGAAATCTCAAAAGATGATAAAAGATATACGATCATCAAAGGTCTTATACATGGGACGGATTACGGAATGGGACCATTTGGGTTCGCACATGAAGCTAATATATCATTCGCTGACGCAAAGATATATCAAGATAGGTTCCTTACAAAATTTCCTGGTATCAGAGGTAGATTCTATAAACATGTTGAGGACTGTATAAGAAAAGATAGAACTCTTTACAATGTATTTGGACGTAGACAGATATTTTTTGGCAGGATAAATGAGTCCTTATTTAAGGCAGGATATTCTTTTATACCTCAAAGCTCAGTAGGTGATATCAATAAGATTGCATTGAAGAGAATCTATAAACATTACATTGTGCTTCTTGAACAACATGATGGACTTATACTTTCAGTGCCAGAAGGTGAGGTTAAATATGGTATTGAGGCGTTGCAGGAAGCTTATGATGTAACATTTAAGATTTGGGATATTAAGAGAAAGATTCCTATTAGTATCTCAGTAGGAGAAAATTGGAGTGATATGGAGGAAGTAATTCTATGAAAGAACTATAAAAATCAAATAGAAGGAGATAGAAATATGATTATCGTCGACTACTTAGGTCATCTCGTTAGCACCGAATCCGAAGAGGAGCTTCACAAATTTGCCCAAGAACAGATGAATATGAAACGTAGATGGTATCAGGACAAAGGCTATGCAGGATTCAAGCATCCACATTATGATCTTCTTGGTCAAAGATTATTACAGAAGGCAGTTAAGCTTGGTGCTGAACAAGTGTCACCGAAAGAACTCATAACACGAGCTTGGTGGAAGAAAAAGGAGAAAGAGAATGGAAAAAGATAAAAATTGGAAGGAATCTTTAGGAGATAGTATACAGCATATGAAGGACAACCTAGAGGTCATGGTCTCTTCACAAGCAGCTTTAGCCATTCTGTATAAAGCTAAATATGATGCTTTAATAAAGATAGGCTTCACAGAGCAACAAGCAATCGAAATAGTCAAATCAAGGGGCATAGCTCCCTAAAAGGAAATTCCAATGAATAAAAGGGAAGTTGATTTACTCAACCTTGTTGAGCACGACTCCGAGTTTCGCCAAAAGCTTTTAAGCATTCTTAAAGATACCAATTTGCAGGAAAAAGTTCAGGCACATCCTCCAGTAACTAGAGTAAAAACTCCTTGTAATCCTTCGCCTCTACCTGACAACTTTCGTGAACTTAATCCTGGAACTTATATGTGGATGCAATATTGGATGAAACATCCAGAAGAGCAGGAATCTATGCTTACTCAAAAAAAAAGGAGATGAACTATGATAGAAGTTGAAATTTGGAAGCCTATAGAAGGCTTCCCTCATCATGAGGTATCTAATTATGAGAACTTTGCACATGCCCTTAAATTAGGTCTATATTTTCAGGCCGAAGAAAGAAATAATCAAGCAAAGCTAAAAAAGAAAGATGTTATAGAAATTAGAGAATTAGGTAAACAAAGTATCTATCATAGAATAATAGCTGAAAGGTTTGGTGTAAGTCGTGGTAATATAAGCAACATAATAAAAGGCAGCCAGTGGAGTCATATATAAGGGTCTGCAACAAAACTAGAGGTGTAATGTATGGCTCGAAAGTTTCCTGGTGGCTGGTTACAGGCGTATAGGGATTATATTCATAAGCAAGAATCACCCGACATATTTCACTTCTGGATCGGACTAACTATGATCTCTGCTTCTCTAAGGAGAAGTATTTGGATTGATCGAGGTGCATATACAGTCTATCCAAACCAATATGTAATACTTATCGCTGAATCTGCCTCATGCCGAAAGAGCGTAGCAATGGAAATAGGTCTTGATCTCTTACTCGCTAATAAAGATATCCGTGCTGTGCATGAAAAGGCCACTGTCGAAGGATTGATAGACCTAATGAAAAAGGCTTCCATCTCACCTACTGGCAGAATAAAACCTGATGGAAGTGTATTACTTCACGCAGATGAGTTATCTAACATGTTTAGTAAAGCAACATATGCTGCTGATCTTATTAAATTCCTGACAGCAACTTATACAGCCAAAGCACGTGTCGACTTTCTGACTCGTACTAAAGGGCATGCACAAGTACGTAATCCATGTCCTGTTGTGCTTGCAGGAACTACACCCTCGGATTTAGGCGAGATCTTTCCTATTGCGCTTCTATCAAGTGGATTTATGGGTCGAGTCTTGATGGTCTCAGGAAAGAAGGGACATAGAATTGCGAAGCCACATTTACGCAGAGAAATGCGTGAGTCTTTAATTGAGGATTTGCATGACATGAGCTTTCTCGAAGGTGAAATTAAACTTACACCAGAGTGTGATGAATTCTATACTAAATGGTATGAAGAAGGTAAAATGGGTGAACCCTCAACTGCCGATCTTATAACCTTCTATGAAAGAAAACATGATCATGTATTAAAAACTGCAATGCTTCTGTCGGTGTCGGAATCAAATAGTATGATAATTACAATAGATCATTTTAAGAATGCAGTTAAAGCTATTGAATATCTTGAGTTAGGAATGGCAAAGGCGATGGAGTATGTCGGAGCTACTGAGAAAAGCAGTGTAAGCGAATTAATTATTAAAATATTAGAAAAGAATATGCCAGAAGCGATGTCGCATTCAGTATTAATGAGAAGAGTTTACAAAAGAATCCGAGATGCAGATGAGTTTCAATCTTTGATTGATACCTTAGCACAGTCAGAAAGAATAGAAATAACTGCATCAAGGCGAGGTATTTTTTATAAAGTTAAAGAAGTAAAGGAGAAAAAGAAATGAAATTTGGGTTGCCTATTCTTGAAATCCTTGATCAGATAGATGATGAATCTTATGGCACACTTTTTAATAAAGTAGTCTGGCATTTATACGTTAGAGAAGGTAACTCTCCTAAAACGATTGCAGCTTTATTAGGTGTTAGCGAGGCAACTATACACCTTAGAATTCCTAGAGATACGAAGAGAAGATATACAGAAGCAAAGAAACTTGCCAAGAAGGTCCCAGAAGTTATGAAGATGCATAGTGAAGGTAAATGCGCAAAAGAGATAGCTTATGATTTGAAGATTCCATTGCATCAGGTTTATAAGATACTAAAAAAAAGATTAAAAATCTCCTCTTAAGGAAAGGGATGGAAGCCAAAGGAAGAGGCTTTGGGGAGGGGGAGAGGGGAAGAGAGAGGAGGATGGATGCCTATAATAATTGAATGGGATATGATAGTAGATGGCTTTAATGATAGATATAATACTCATCACACACTGAAATCTATGATGGAATCTCTCTATGAGTCTATGGGTTCTGTACATCGCATGTCAGATGTTCTAGGAATTTGCTCAGCAACAATTTTAGAGAAGTTGCACAAACTTAACATAGAAGTAAGTCCTAGAGGAGGTTGGTCAAGACCATCTATTAAAGATAGATATCTTCAAATACCTCAAAGCAGACGTGAAAAAATGAATGCTAAGCAATTAGCGTCTGAACTAAATTGTACCTATTGTTATGCGTGCATCTTGAAGCGAAACCTGGCATTTTCAACAGGTGAAAATACTAACTTTAAGGAGGCTATATGATACAAGCTAAGAGTGTGCCTCTTCCTCCCTCTCCCTTTCTCCTGACCCTCCTGGTTTTCCTTAATCCTCCCTCTCTAAGAGGGTTTTTTATAAGTAAGGATGTTAATTTTAGAAGGAGCATAAAATGAAAAAATGGATATGGTTAATATTATTACTTACTATCAGTTGTGCATATAAAACACATATAGAAACTCCACATAATAAAGTGTCCAGCCATACAGTGCAGACAGAGGCTATGTCATGGTGGAATTCTTTAAAGAGCGAGGATCTTAATTACTTTAAACGAATTAGTCTTGGAGAGGTAGTAGTTTATTTATGTGGTAGTAGGGTAAAGATGAAAATAGAATTTGAGAAAAAGTGGCCTGATCTTTTTCCTTATAATATGACAGAAATTTTTGCCATTACTGTACCTAATCACATTGGCCAGATTGAGGTTTGGATGCCTGTAAAAATAATAAAGGGTAAAGTTATTATCCATAAATGGGCAGCAGGCCATGAACTTGCACGTGTTCTATGGGTTTATAACGATTCAGTTATTGAAAGAGCAGAAAAGTATTAAATGGTTGGTATTTTCAACAGTTGAAATAGCAAAGTTATACTTTATCCATCATCTTAATAATGCCTAAAACAATTTTTGAGAGGAGCTTTAAATAGGCTTTGGCCGAGGCCAGATTTGTGACGTAGCTATCTATATAATTTTCAACATCTTCATAGGATTTATCAGCGAGAAAGCTTCTTACTTTGATGGCTTTTCTATAATCCTCTCCTGATATCGGATCAATGATTTCTCCAGGATCAGCCTCTGCCATCTCTGAAACCTTTTTATCCCACTCAATTATATTTCCTTTAGCATCATATGTCGGGGTTGCAGTATCTAAAGTCCATTTAACTGCAAACAGATGAGTCTTAACTCCGAAAAGCTGAGCATTTGTACCTAAATAATTATTACCTTCTTTGATGCAATTTTGAAGAAACATTGTGATGTTATCTGAGCCATGTTCGTATGTGATGAGATTTGTCATTATACATCCTTTGCTGTTACAGTATTTCCTGCTCCAAGATCTTGAATAGAAGTTCCTACTTGGTATGTAATATTATTACTTCCTTGATTATTTTGTGAAGCGGCATCCATACTAATTCCAATATCTTTAGCATTATTATTTACTAAGTCTAAAATATTAGAGTTAAGGGTATTTCTGTCTGATCCTTTAAGACAAAGTCCATAATGATTGTTTGTTACATCACTATCACAAACTTTTACTTTGTTTGAGGAACAAGTTAGATCAAATATCGAGTTCAATAACATACCATATTGAATATCTGTTGCTACTATATTATATATATAAATTTCATTTCCTACAATATTACCTCCATAAATGCTTACAGATGTGATTCCATTCATGCAACTTAGACCTGTACGGGAACTGATAATAGTTACATGGTTTCCATTTACAATAATTTCATGTGTATCTAAAAGTATTCCATATAAATCGGTAGCTGCTAAAGAATCATCTTTTCCTATTACTGTATTTTCAGTTATGGTGCCATGACCACTCACGGATGTAGCAGAAAGAACCATAATTCCAGTACTCAGAAAATCCAGAACTCTATTAGTATTAATCTTAATACTCGGACAGTCATTAGCCAGAAATCCAGTATTGAGTGCTTCTTTGGAAATATTATCTTTACTAATTTCAGTATTATAATAATTATCAAAATGTATTGAATGTAATCCATTTTGAAAACTACATGTATATACCTTTAATGATCCATCTGATGTTCCATCTTTACCATAAATGCCTCGATCGCCAGCAGCAGCTCCTATAATATTATTGTCTACTAAATTAAAATCTATTTCTTCAATTATAGCATTGACAGCATTTGTTCCACCATAAAGATAAAACATGCTTGAGTATGCAGCTACATTCTGACTTTCAATAGAAAAAGATGAAAATCTTAATCTCTTAGTAAGATTGTTCAAAACAAAAAGGTTATCACCTGGATTATTTTTAAGTATAACTCCATCTAAGGATTCTCCAGTTACAGTAAGATTCTTGTCTGGTATAACTAATTCATCAGTCTGTTGATAGATTCCATTTTTCAAAAATAATTGTCCACCATCTGCCGGTAATGCATCTATAGCGTCAGCTATTAAAACAAAATCCGCAAGTCCTGGAGTAGGACAGACAGTAATATAGGATTGTTCTATATATTCTATTCCTGATTCATCCGTTGGATCATCCATAGGGATATCATCATAGATTCTTGCATCATACGTACCACAAATAAGTTCTCTTGAAATAGCATCTCTGGATATGCTTTCAATCTTATATTGCAGAGAATTTATGTTATGATCTGGAGCATCTAAAGTAATAATATCACCTCTGGATAAATCTCTGCCCTCCAATCCCACTGGAGATAATACAACTTTTCTCCCTCCATAAACAGCACGATTTACCTGATATGATAAAACTTTTTTTGCTGTTGCATGTTCACATACAAAAGGAAGCTCAAGGGTGAGATCAGTACCAAAGCTGAATGCCTTAGCATGCAACTCATAAAAGCCCTTTTCATTATTTGCTGCATTTAATGCATAATGAACATAGCATGTCCCCAATGTTTCTGAAACTGATGGAACATGCCGATCAACTACTGTAACATTGTTGTAGTATCCATCATTTTCTCCAAGATTAAGAACACTAGCTGCTCCAACAACATCGATATTTATAATCCATTCTTCATCTGCATTACGCTCAATAACAGCCCGAGCTGAAAGAAGCAAATCATTAATGATGTCTCTAGCCTTGCGTTGCTCAGTAAGTGGCCCATCACAATAAAGACTCCCGATAGTATTAAGATGATGAGCTGCTGCATTGAAGCTGTTGTTCTCAAAACCATCTCCAACTTTAAACCAATCAACATATAATATTTGGTTGTCAGTGGTGTAGCCGAATTGCGTAAAATAACATTCACCATCTGCATAAATACCCACAGTACTACAATCAATTCCGGTTGCCTTCAAGGTCCCATCCAAATAGACATCGCAGGTTGCATTGGCAGCCCCTGTAGAGATATCTATATCAAAAGTCCACACCTGCCAGACATCCTGATCGACGATATCCGTCCCTACTTCATGCCATGCGGCTCCATCATGAATATAAAGACCATCCGAGGCAAAAGCAACAGCAAAATTCATATCACTTCTTCGGCATTGAAGGACGAACATATCCTGATTAGCTAAAGTTCCTACAGTTTTACAATAAGTTTTAATTGACACCACAATCCTATTCCCTAAAGCATCAATCGAACCTACATTTTTTACTCTTTGAGCAAAATCATTAGGAATAGAACTAGCATTCGTGTTAAACTCAAATGTATAGTCAACAGGATCGGCAATAGGAGCATTATTAACCTGAGAAGATACTGCAACTCCTGCATCCTGATCAGCCCAATCACTAATATCCTCACAATCCTCATCCTCTAACAAATCACTAGAAAGTACTTTATCACCGAGACCCCACGTAGCATTGCTGAGGAATTGTTCCACCACTCTTGCAAAGTTACGTTGAGCAGCTGCTTCACCCATTTCCAATCCTCTTACATCGGCAGTAAGATTGTGAAAGCCACCAGAAAAATCCATCTGCTCAACAGTAAATCGGAGAAAAGCATAACCAGGATATGGATTTACTTGAGATCCATCATAAAACGTATATTCAGTCGTAGAAACAAGGATTCCCTCTCTCTTGACTCCTTTACCATTAGCATGATCAACATCCAAACTTTCAATAGTACCGTATCCAATTAAATAATCATATTCATTACTATCAGTATTATTTTGAATATTGTGGAGAGGGACATTCCTACAATGTCCAAGACATATATTAATGGCCTTACCTAAATCTAAAGCTGTGGAGGTAAATTCATCTGTAGTAACAACTTTCTTTGGAAGTAATGTTTCTAAAATAGCATCATCTCTTCCTTCCGCTTCAATTTCAACTTCCGCACCGAGAAGATACCTTATTATTTTACCTCGCATCACGAAGGTAGTGCCATCAGTAGGATCATACTTTTGAAGCTTGATCCATCTACCTCTAAGATCCTCAGCATCGGTCATTACTTCCCAAGAATCATCTATATCATCTCTGGGATTTGCAAATCGAAGAAGAACACTCATAGACTGTTCTACACCAAAATAAGAATCTGTTAATTCTTGTATTACATAAGGAAAGTTTATCAATGTACCTTTCCAGTAATTTCCATCTGCATCATAAAAATCTTTGGTAGCATATCTCTCCTGAAAAGAAGACATGTCCCATTCTACATCATCAGTATCAGAGAATTCTACATCATCAGTATCCTCGAATATTACTCCACCAAAGTAGATTTGTACTAAAAAGGTAGGAGAGTATTTAGATAAGACAGATGCCATTATACTCCTATAATTTTTCCAACATTAGCTTTCAAAATTGCATCAACTTTTGCCATATTTCCAGCATCAACACCCAGAATTTTTCCGGCAGACCAACCACTACCTTCTCCATATAAAGACACAGCATCACCAGCATTAAGAACGAATGCTGCACCTACACATGGAATGTTATCTCCAGCTCTGGTCCAAATATCATCAAAACCTGCGTTGTCATATTCAATAGTTCCTCCTGTAAAGTAGATACCAAGATATTCACCAGCATTGATATCAAAAGCTACGAAGTCACCAGGAGCATTATATTCATTTTTCCCAATAGCTGCATTTGCAAGGGAAACAGAGGCATTAGTTGTAAGATTATTTCCTGCAGCAGAAAAAGAAGCAACTTCTATTCCAGTCATTAAAGTAACAGCATAAATACATATGTAATTTATTTTACCTGTTTCATTGGCAGGATTCCCCTTATTAACTACAGTTTGGGAGCCCAGAAATGTTACTCTGTCAGAGCACGCAGGACCAACATCTATAGCCATTATGCTATCTCCACATATGTCGCACTTGGATTAAAATACACAATAGTAGCTGTCATAGCCCATCCAACAATTCTAACAACATCACCTGCACCAGCAGGTTGTGTATCAGTAGGATTTCCTGGTGTGCAAGAGACATACAATTCATCAGCAACTGTCCATGTCCAGCTGTCATCTCGAATAAATCCCATCAATAAAAGCACGCCATCAGCATCTGCAAGAATTGTATCTGTAGCCATAACTATTGCACCTTTGGTAGTGGCCTCAGCATCAGCGTCAGCCTGCCACCATTTTCCATCATTTTTCAGATAGAGAACATCTCCAATAGCTACATCTTCACCAACAGTATCATTAATTATGATGCCATTGAAGGTGTGATCACTTGTCGGGGCCTCATTAAATAGTGCAGCTTTTTCATTTAAATCCAGATTTCCTCCAAGTTGGGGAGTGTCATCATCAACCAGATCTTGCAAATACCGAGCATCATTGTAATCTCTATCTCCAACTCCTCTTCCATCTGTAGGATCGGCAGGTACAATTCCATTGAGAATCCATCTTTTGTTTCCAGGATTAGCATCTGGAGCAATTATATCGGGGCTACTTTCAGCTGCACCACTGTCTGCGTCGAGAGTGTATACATAAGTATAACCCAAAGGCATTACTACTATAGCAATCTCTTTATCCACCAAAGCAGCACCATCAATAGCATCTAATGCACCTGCACCACCACCTATAAGACCATATGCTCCTCTAATTTTTATTGCCATTATACAAGCTCCTTAAAACTTATTGTATTACCTTTTACTAACCCATAATGAGGAAGAGTGCCCTGATATACATCATCTCTCAAAGCAAGATAAGCCTTGCAATCATCTGTTCTATTCTCATAAAGCACTATAGGCTTAGATATATCAAGAGCATTGACATTTATCCACTCAGACTCATCTGTCTCTGCTTTCTGATCCAAACTTACTTCACCTCTCCAAATAAGGTTATCACCCAAATTCATCCTTTCAGATCCACCATGAGATAGTACAATGTCCTCAAAAGGCTTCTCAGCTGTTCGCATAAATGCATTCTTAGAAAATTCTAATTTAGATTTTATAAGAACAATAGAACCTACTTCCCACTTAGTCTGATAGCTTCCTACAGCACTAGCTGCTGCAGGTGTCATAATAGCAAGCCATCTTAAGTTGAATCCTGTTAAGGGAATATAAATTTTATATCTTTCCACCCATCCATCTTCACTGACAACATGATCTTCACCACTATCAAACGTAGCTGCAGCCCAATTAACTCCAAGATCATTAGCATCTCCAAGAATTCGTGTCTTGTCAAAGTTAATATCATTTAGGAACACACCTACAATAGTCTGAGCAGATCCAAGATCAAAATAGATTAAAGGATTAACCTCACTTTTAACTAAATCGTCTGCTCTGAATCTTCTCTTTAAATGAAGATGATCTACGACATTGACCTTTAGATAAGGAGCTGTTTCTGATCTTGCTGTTATATCAGCATTTACCAAAGTAGGAAAATCATTACTGATAATAACATTTGCCATTACCTACCTCCTGCTGTACGTTGCGTCCATGTTCTAAAGATTGCATCATTCATCAAAAAACTTCTTGTTTGTTTTACTACTTCTCTCCCAGTCCTTTCAGGATCTTTACCACTAATATAATTATTCTGCGTAAATTGCATTCCACTTCCACCAGTAAGAGCTACTGGAACTGCACCTCCTTGAAGTGGTATAATAGCTTCTGGAATCTCACCAACACGAGCTACCTGAGGAAAACTTGCAATGCCACCATGTTGATAAGACCATCCACCAGCAGCAATAGCTGCATACATAAGAGCAAGCCAATTCTCTATTTCTTCAAGCATTGTTAGTTGCTGTTCACCAATGTCCCACTGCTCCAAAGCATAGTCAGCCATGTAATCTTGCATGCGAGTAAGTTCATCTAACGTCTGTTGAAAAACCTGTTGATATTCAACTGAGGGTCTTTGGTATACTTCTGTAGCTAGATCAAGATACTGTCCCCATAATTCTTGGAGTCTCTCTATTACTCCTGTCCTTTCTCCTATGCTGGAAAGAGAATCAAGAAATTCCTCAATAGGTATGCCACCTGTTATTGACGCAATTTCTGCTTCTACTATAGCCATACGTTCTCTGGCAGTTTGAGGACTTGTTATAGTAGTTCGCATCTGAAAGATTTGTTCCGTTATAGACTCAAAAACTTTACCCCATGATTTTACAGCATCCTCAAACGCCTTTAAACTATCTGCTAATTGCTTTTGCCATGCACTTTGTTGTTCACGTATCCTTGCTAATCTTGCTGCATCTTGAGCATCATAAGCAGCCTGTTCTTGTTGAGCAAGTAAAGCTGCAAGTTGCAAATCTCTAAGCACTATTGCTTGTTCAATAAGATGATTGAGGCTTGAATCTGTAGTAGCTGCCCATGCTGCAATCTGAGCCAACATACTTTGGAATTCCATTTCAACCTGCAAGATTTGATATTCGATAGGCTCCATCGTAAGTTGGTTGATTTGATCTTGCAAATTAGTCCCAAAATCCTCTATTGCTGTTGCAGTCATTGCCGCTGCAGCTTCTCGTGCAGCTTCTATTTGTAATTCATAGGCTTCATTCAACAACTCAAGACCAAATCCTAATTCCTCTGCCATCAACTTCTGTTCTTCATACCAAATATCAAGTTGTCGGATCTGATATTCAAGATCGGTCAAAGTATGCTTTGCTATAATATCCTCAAGAGGTTCCGTAAATTCCTTCCAAGCAAGAGCTACTTGAGCAGCCATAGATACAAAGTCTGCCAACTCTGTTGCACCCATTGAAGCAATGTCAACTTCACCAAAATCATAATATTCACTAACTGATGCCAACAAGCTTTCTGCAGCCTGCCTTAAAAGAGGCATCATAGCTTCCTGCATTCGCTGAGTAGAAGATGTCATTATAGCCTGAATGTCTGCCTCAACATGACTTTCTCTTACAACCCAACCTGCGCCTCCTAAAGAAAACTCAATAGCTTCAATTTGCTCGATCATGTCTGCTTGCATCTGGCCAGGCAACAACGCAGCCACAGCCATAAACTGAGCTTCCATTGATTGGCTTAATTCGGTGAGAGCAGCATTTATATTTGCTACAAGATCACCACCTCCGCCTCTCTGAGCAGATGCTATAAGACTGATATCCTCTCCAAGTCCGAAGGTTTCCGGGAAACCAAATATTTCTTTCCAATCCTTATGTCTGTCTCCAAATAGGCTTCCAAAAAGACCTCCCCCAAGAGCACCTATAGCTGTACCCCATGGGCCAAATATTGAACCTGCAGCTGCACCTGCACCTGCTCCATAACCACTATATTTACTCTGTGGTAAACCAAGCATTTCACCAATCGTGCCATAACCAACAGCTCCAAGAAAAGCAGATCCAGCTAATTTTCCCCATGTTATACCCTGCTTACCAAGCCAAGATGTTGGAGAAGTTTCAAACATGTCAGTAATAACACTAAGACCAGGAATGTCAGATACTTTACCAGCTGCACCTCCAAACATACCTCCAGTTATACTCTGCACAATGGGAACTATAATAGGCTCTGCAATCGCCTGTGCAGCCATTTCGGCTAACATGCGGAAGAAGTAATCCTTCATTTGATCAAGGAGGTCATCCCAACCTTCTATTGTACCAGAGAAAATATCATAGAATACATCAGCAGTTTCATTCTGAATATTATCCAGCATTTGTTCATAGGATCTTTGTATTTCCTTTTCTGCTTCGGTCAGTACACCTGTCGGTATCCACTCTTCCCAATCAAATGGAGGAGCATATTCAATAGCGGCCAGCTCTTTTGCCAGTGCAACATAAGCCTCCATAGTATGAACTTCTACCGATTCAGGTATCAGCTCTTCCCAGTCAAAGGGAGCAGCATACTCGATTGCAGCTAATTCCTTTGCTACTTTAATAAACTTATCTGTCTCTTTCTTTCTGATCTTTTCTAACTTGTCAGCATACCATGCCTCCAGTACCAGCTTGTCCTTAGCAACTTTCTTATACTGTTCATACTGTCTATTAAGTTCTTCCTCTGCAAATGCTGTACTTTGTTCTCGATACTTCTTTTCTATACCTGCCCATTCCTTTTCGAGTTTCTCTCTCTTAGCAGCGTCATCTTTGCCTTCCTTCACTCTTAGATCAGCAACTAGTTTCAAAGCTCTTTCTATGCTTTCCTTCAGCAATTTCTCTTGTGCCTTCAATCCTTCTGCAAATTTTTTCTTATTCTTTTCACTACCAGCGTCATAAATGAGCATTACAGTATTTTCAAGTTCATCATATATATCTAATAATCTCTCATAAGAAGCCTCTGAGGGTTTTAGTATATTCTTATATCCCACAGAAATGACATCAATCAGAGCTTTGATTGTAGCCATGCCTATCGACATGATCTTGACCATATTTGTAATAGGCTTCATATTGAAAGTAAGGGCAGACCATATAACGACAAGATCCCTTCCAAGATCAACTACGTCAGTAAGTACTGTTTTTACAATTTCCCACGTAGCATGAAATCCATATGCTAAGGCAATGCCTCTCTCTGTTAGACCATTCTCATCCAGCATCTCATTTGAAATGCCTTTCATATATCCAAGAATATCCTCGTACATCATAGCAAGGCCAGCACGCTGCATCATATTCAGAATAGATTCCAGTGTAGCTTTCCACGCCATCTGCGTTTCCATAATTTCTCTGGAAGCATCACCAACAGCATCTAAATGTCCTGCTTGCATACTGAAAAAAAGTGCTGTCTTTTCAGAAATAGTTGAGGCTTTCTGTATCTGTTCAACAGTGTCTTTATAAGTCGGAAGTATTTGACTAGCCTCACGTGCAAGGGCTGCTTGTGCTCTCAGTTGCCCCTCTACATATGCTTTAATCTCAGTCATAATCTGACGTTGAGCGTCCATAGTAGGCGTCAACATTAGAATTCTGTCGACGAGACGTGCAACCATCTCAAGTTCTGGTTCAGTGACGGGAACAATTTTCAAAGCAACTAACTTTGTCCATGCATCACGCAGCTGCTGTGCATTAGAGAGATGTGCTCTAGCAATAACTTCTAAATTACGAAAGACTTTTTTACCAAAAGCAAGATAATCTTCAAAGCTCTGTGTTGAAGGTACCTCGGTTAACATCTGGAGTGAGGATGCAGCAGTAATTGCAGCTATTCTATATTCATCTATAGCTGTCATACCTTCTATAAATGTCTGCGTAAGTCGTTTGAGTCCTTCCTCAAAAAGGTTCATAGCACGGTATGCAATAGTAAATCCAACAGCTACTCTTCCAAATGTTTTCCACCATCCCTTCTCAACATCTGCTCCATATCTGAGAGTTTTGTCTGCAAATTCTCCAAAGGATCGAGTCATTCTTCCTGTCTGCTGTTGTGTAGTCGCAGCCATATTATTCATCTGGCGTCTCGTAAAGGAAGAAACTCCTTTCATATCCTTCTTAAATTGTGAAGAATCTAATCTTAAAAAAGCTAATATACTTCCAGCTTGCATTATTTAATCCTCTTTTGACGAAGCTTTCCTCTCATAGCACGAAGCCTTTTCCATGCACTATTAATTTCTTCCTTATCACTTTCTGTTTCTCGACCTAAAAGTTTATTGTAGCGATCCTGTAGCCTTCTCCTATCAACCTTGGACATATGTGGAGTCGAAATAACTTCAAAGTTATACATCTGCTGTCTTGCTTCTAACTTTGTAATCTGATCTAAGTAAAAGAAAAACTGCTGTGCAGTAAGACTAAGTATCTGCGGATGTGTCCACTTATAAGTTGACGCAAGGAGAGCAAAGCAGTCCGCTACATTTAGGGGTTTCCCTTGGTGGATTTCCTTATTGCTTCATTTTCCTCAGCTCCAGTAACCCATCTACGGATCTCGTTGAGAGCCATACCTGCGGCTCTCAACCCAACATCCTTCAATACTTTCTTATCTACTCCTAACATTTTGGCTAACTGTCCATGAAGTATATCACGATCCTTCTCAGGGTCTACATCCATAGCAGACATAAAGACTTCCATAGGAATATCATGAACAACATATTCCTTATCTCCTAAAGTAAGGACAAGTTCACTCTGAGACAGTAACGTATCTATATTAACTTTCTTGGTCATCATGACCTCCTTTCTATTATGATGCAGCCTCATCTCCTATATAGTAAAGAATTTCACTATCATCAGGAAAGGCTGTAAATACCACCTCTATAATCCTTTGGCCATCCTTGCTAAAGCTGATTTCAAAGTTGCCTTGTGGAGCTGCTTCTGGAAATCTAATCCAATCTTCTTCATCAGAAGAGGCAGAACCATCGACATACTTCTTTAACAGCAAACTCTGAGCCTTAGTAGATAATTTAGTTCCTACAATGTTCTCACCTTCAATGAGAGCACCTCCTATTACATCTTGATTAAGAGCAAGAGCCAAATTCTCAAGAGTATATTCTGCCAATGGAACCGTAATGAGAGCACCCTGACCAGTAACAACCTGATCCTCAGGTGTAGTTCCACGCTGATCTGTCGCAAGGTCGGCAACGTCAGTACTGAATGCAACTCTGACACCACCCTCCGTCCTTCCGAGATCTGCTTCGGCTCCAGCGGTTCCAAACAATACTTGGCATGGGCCTAAGTCAAGATCTGAAATAGCCATAATTTAACTCCTTTTTCTAATTATAAGATTCATACTAAAGATATAACGTCCACGTTCATCTCTGTCTACTGGAAAAGGGGCATTGAGAACTTCACTATAAAAGACATCTCCTAAACTTCCAAATCCAGGTTTATTTGCGAGAAGATTAAAGACCTCTAAAGCACGAGTTTCTGTAGTAATAAAAGCAGTGTCCTTTACAAGAATCTGAACAGCCTGCATATCTATTCCTGATTCATTTCTAAATGATCCAGGTGAGCTAGATACTGTAACGCAGGCATCTGGTGAATCATCTAATTCATCAGCAAGAAACAAATCCGTGTCTACTACTAAAGTAGTTTGGGATGCAATATAGTCTACCAAGTCTAATATAAAACTCATTATAAAGCCTTTATCTTCCTTGCTATAAGGTTAAAATACTTTTCTCCATAGCGTGTCAACTTCGCCTGTACCCACTTCTTTCCCGATCCAGGCCAGCGAAATTTGTATGAAGTACCCCAACGACTAACACCTTCATGGACTGACGCAGCATAAGGTTTGTTTACTATTAAGGCACCTTCAAGTTCTTCACTAACTTTAGGAAACACCATCAATGGTGTAGATCCTGTGCCACCTGAATGAGATTCACCTGCAGATGTACTTACTAACTTACCATCAACAAATACAGACTCACTTGCTGCAAGACTTCCACTCCTTCGAGGAACCATAGGTGGCTTATGCAGAGTATCATCCATAAACTCAAGTACAGCTCTCCTCATGCCTTCCTTCGATGCCGCCTCAATCTTCTTTTGGGCAATAATCAATCCAATTTTAAGATCTTTAAAGTTGGTTACGAGCTTAATCAAGGTACACTTCCAAATGATTTGGTGTTTTTCCTAAGAACCGTGGATGATCAATTCGATAGACAGGCATCTTCACACCATCCACGATAACCTTATCCTGTTTCGTTATGTTAGCATCAGGTAACATAAACACCAGCGTCTTAGTTTCTAGATGAACACCACTTACATCCCTTGCAACGAGTGTCCGCTCAGTTATATATGCCTCTATATCCGGCACTTCGGTCTCAGTTATCTCACCACGAGAATGTGTAACCTTTACAATCGTTACAGTATGTCTTAAAAATTTTTTAATCGTGATCATGTAAGCCCACTTTGAACTTCGGTTTGACTAATGTAGTGTCATCCTCAGTAGCTTCTTTGAATTCTTTTAAAACTGAACCTGCCCAAGGATGACTTGAAGAACTCATTACTTCGTAGCGCTCTGCCATCATCTTATATCGATCATAAAGAACTGATAGTTTCTCTGTAAGTAAAGATAACTTATAGTCAACTCGCTTTGCCAACTTCGAGCAGATCAAGCGGCAACACATCGATACTCTCTTGAGAAACGATGTGCTATCCGCTTGAACAAGCTCAATTTCCTCATCTTCAAGAAGAGGATCAGTACTATCCGTATCTCCGATGTAGAGACGGATCTTATTCAACTCATCACTAAGCTTTGTGACATCATAACTAAACGTCATCTTAATCCCCTTCCATTCGTATTTTCACCGGGTGAAAATACAAGGTTTAAAACTTAACCTCTGATATCCGTAATAAAGATACCACAGTCAGCGGCAACCATTTTTTGGTCTTCATGAAGACTACCCTCAACTCGTGTACCTTCTATCTCCTTAATGTACCATTTCTTGATCGTTGTTTCCAGCCTGTCTCCAGCCTTACCACCAATACGAGGTCGATTCCATCTAAAGGTATAACCTCCAGAAGGTCTGCGCCTAGAAGGTCTTGGTGCAGCATAGACCAGCAAGGCAGAAGTTGAATCAAGAATAAACTCAAGAGTATCTTCGGTTGCATCACCTTCCTCATTGGGAGCATGCAATGCTCCTGCTACCAAGTATCTATCTATTTCAAAGAGACGTGCAAGCAGATCAGTTGTAATAGCTCCACCTATGGTATGCTTGTATCTGTCAACGACTGCAGCATTATTCTTCACGGTCTGATGGACTCTATCAGGAAGAACAAGCACGTTAGGCTTCATTCCCGTAAGTAACTTAACAGTAGCCTTCCAGTCCTCAATGTCTACAATAGGGTCCGAACCAGCTACATCCCAAGAAGTAAAGTCCACACCACCACCAGCTACTGTGCTAGTCCATACATCAGCAAAGTATTTGGCAGCCCAATCACGCTCTCTCCTGAGCCTTAGTTTTTCGATGACATATGCTGTCGCATCATCTTCAAGATCAAAGACATCATCCTGATTGTCAATGTCATCATCAGATATATCTGTATGAAAACCCCATCTATCACAGAAGTATTTCGCAGGATCATCTAGTTCATATCCTCCGCCAGCACTTGGAGTCAGCGGAGCTCGTTGTTTAGCTTCATCACGAAACCAATATCCCTTCTTATAAACAGGATAATAATCTGACCGATGATTCACGTTCACAACAGGAAATACTACATCTGCGATATACTCTGAGGGATCATTCAGATAAGCGATACCTAAATTAGACAAATAAGTATCTATATGTAAATCAGATCCAGTAGGTTGTGGCATATTTTAACACCTCCTTTTATTTATATTTAACTAGCTGCAGGCGCATATCCGAATTCCATCATAATACTGATAACTCTATCATCAGTACCTGCCTGCAAAGCAACACCAACATACCTCTCACCTTCTAAAGCAGTAACAATATCACCATTGACGTCGGGAGTAACTTTGTCCCATACATCAATATTATCTCCACAAACTGCTTTAGAAATTCCAACTCTGCGGATTTCAGCTGTACCATACTCTGCATCAGCTTCGGGCTTGTTCTGGAGAATTCCCACAGAGTCCTCATCAGCAGCTCCTGCAATGACACAGCCGAATTCACCAGATCCTGCTACTACACGGAATTGGCTATCTTCCATGTCTTCTTTTGCATCCAAGCTAAAATCATAGATTCTCTGTTCGACTGACATAGTTTATTTCCCCCCTTCTGTTTTTCTATATTCATTATAAAGTTCGGGATTATCATTAGCAGCCTTTCTCATTGCATCAGTTTTGTTCATACCACCCTCTACGAGCTTATCTGTAATCTCCTTCAACTTTAGATAAGCGCCACCAGCTTTACCTTCACCAGCCGCTCCAAGCTCTTCAAAGATTCCTGCAGCTTCTAATGCTTCACTGGTTTTTTCAAGCTGTTCAATATGAGCTTTAGCCATATCAGGATTTGTTTTCTCCAGAGCAAGAATGATCTCAACTTCTTTTTTCAAATCGCCTATAATCCCAATGTCCCTAACTTGGTTCTCCAACTCCAACTTCCTGCGACTATCTTTTTCTGCTGCTGCCTCTTTCTTGGCATCTGTCACATTCTTTTCAAGCTGGACAACTCTCTCTTGAAGCTCCCTAGAGCCATCGCTCTCTGAAAGCTCCGCCTCAACTTCCTTCCTGACTTCGGCACGATATTCATCAGTCATTTCCTTCCTGATGTCATCTTTACTCTGATTTCTTAAAGTGTCGATTTCAGTTCGGAGGTCTTGTGTTTCGGTCTTGAGAGCTTCTACATCACTTTCCGGAACGTATCCTAACTGAGAGAGCGCTTTGTCCCTCTCATCTGGTGATACATCCTTGAACAATGCGTCGAGTTTCTCTTTCAGACCCTCAACTTTACCTGGCATAATAACACCTCCTATAGAATTTGATGAAAGGGTCTTCACAACTTGATCCCACGATAGGACTTCATCAGCAAGACCCACATTTATTCCCTCATTTCCGAGGTAAGTCGCAGCTTCCGTATTTCGTACATCTCCCACTGAGATGCCTCTATTACGAGCAACTGTATCTACAAAAAGGCTGTAGACTTCATCTACTTTCGCCTGTACATCCATAATTGCTTCTTCAGAAATTTCCTTGTGTGGCGAGAAGTCATCCTTCTTTGCTCCTGCAAAAATGGATGTAAACTTCATACCTACTTTTTCGTTGTATTTGCTTTGATCAGTATGAACTGCAATAACTCCAATCGATCCAACTCCACCTACTCTAGGAACATATATCTTATCTGTAGCTGAAGCAATAACGTATGCTGCGGAATAAGCTATATCATTAACAGCAGCAACAATAGGTTTAGTTCCACGGGCATTATAAATTTCGTCTGCCAAATCAAAGACTCCAGAAACTTCACCACCAGGACTATCTATATCTAGTACAATCTTTTCTGCTTTAGGATCATTCAAAGCAGCTCTAAAGTCCTTTCCAATCTGTTCATATGTCGAAAGACCAGATAAAGTAGAAAGGCCTCTACTCCGATAGACTAAAGTATCATAAACTGGAACTATCGCAATCTTAGATTCATTTTCCTTCTTTGACCTTGAAGCAACATTAAGTTCAACTCCATTATCCTTTACGTCCAGTCCAATACGACCTCCTATAACATTAAGGATAATATTCAACTTGTCTGGAGTTATCATCAAAGGTGTATTTACTATTCTTGTCGCAAAACGTGTAAGGATGGCAGAATCACTTTCAATTCCTTCATTAAGTCCCTCACCAGGGCCTGGTCGTTCTTGTCTCCGCATTTTACCTCCACACTTTGGGCATTTCAACTCAGCACAGTGTGTATCCGATGACATTTTATATCCACACTTTATGCATTCGCAATTATACTTCCCTTCAGCTGCTTCAAGTTCTGACCTCTCTACAAGTGCATCTATTTTTTGAACTTCAGCAGCAGCCTCATAAGACCCCTTATGAGCTTTACAATGACTCTTAGCTTCACTTGCATTCCATGTCTTTTTTGGATAGCGATATGCCTGATCTTCAAACTTACTAGTAGCCTTTGATGTTCCACGAATGACAGAGTAAGTCTTTTTATAAGATTTACTTTTCCGTTTGATTCTAGCCCAAGGATCTTTGAAGTTTTTTGGATCTTTTAGTCTACATGAATATTCATTCTCATATGGCATGATTATTTATCACCTCCTTTAATATTTTAGCCATTTTATTCTTTGTCTTAATCTTTCACAAAACTTGATTGAAGCTCTTGCATCTTCAATACCAAATCCCTTACCATTTATAATTCGTTTATAACTTTCTGTATGTAAAGTTGAAATGTCAGGAAAGTCATATACTACATTATTAAATGTAAATGAACGTCTGACACGATCACTTTCAAGTGATAAAATAAAATCTATTTCTATTTTTTTAAAGGAGATTCTTCCACTTATAGTCCTATGTGTTCCTGAGTTTAAAAGTGTAAAGTTATAAGGTTCACCAAAGACGTAAATTAGATAGTCAAACAGATGAATTCCTATATTCGTTGTTAGACCTCCAGACTTTCCCTCATCACTCTTCCAACTATGGTCGTACCACCTTCCTCTCGGTGTAATATAAAGTACCGATCCTTTAGTGCTATTAGTAATTACATCCTTTGATATAAGTTCTATCAGTCTTAATTGTAATATAGTATATATCCTACCTTCTGATGCATCTTCAACTTTCTGTAATTCGTCTAGATTCCTTTCTGTAAGTGTTAAAGGCTTTTCACATATAACACTTGCTCCAATACGAAGCCCAAACCTGCAATGAGCATCATGTAAATAATTAGGTGAACAAACAACGACCCAATCAATTCCCTGATCTTCATATATAAATTTACTGCAAAACCGATCAAATCTCTCAAATTCTGTAAAGAAGGCGCAATCAGGAAAGTAGCTATCCAACACACCAACACTATCATGAGGATCTAATGCCGCCACCAACTTACCTCCAATTTCCTTAATTGCCTTCATATGCCGAGGTGCAACAAATCCTGCTGCTCCTATCATAGCAAAATTCATACCGTTAAGATGAGACATAATTATTTCATCCCTTTATTTCCAGTTTCTACCTTTTTTCTTGCAGTAGAGCTTGCTAAGAATTCTTCCTGTGGAACATTACCCCTTTTCTGAGCAGGAAATCCAAAATGTATTTCCTTTGTTGGCACATCTTTTGTTACTACTGCGCCAGCTCCTATTACAGCCTCTGCACCAATAGTTACTCCAGGCATCAGAATTGCACCAGAAGCTATTCTTGCTCCACGATGAATATGTATGCCTTTGACTATTGATGAATAGCCTCTACGATGAGCTATTCTCTTTGTAGTCATAAGCAGTACACGAGCACCAATATAAGTCTCATCTTCAATAATAGATTCACGTTCAATAAGTGCATAATAACCAATAAAGCAGTTATTACCTATTCGTACATCTTCCTCTATGACTGCTCCATGTTGTATCTCTGTGTCCTTACCTACCACAGCATTTTCAGTTTTTAAGATGTACTCATCCATATCACTACCTCATAATATATTAAAGTTGCAATTTTAATACCTCAAACATCTCAGCATATCCATTACTAGCCTGACTTCCACGAACTATTGCTAAACTTTCTACAAAGTTACTACCCCAATATGAACGTGAATATTGTGATTTAAAGCATGTTATCATCTTATGTTTCTTATTTAAATGTTTTCGTTTAATTTCTACATAACATGCATGTTTGGAAGCTATAACATTCAACAAACTTTCGTAACCCAATATTGATGCATACCGAAAAGCTCTTATGCCTTCTTTTCTTATAACACAATGATCCTGATGAATATCCGATGAGGAAGGCAATAAAACTAAGTCAGGATTAATTAGATCTTTCAAAGTTATTAATTGCTCTAAGATTTCCTGTCGATCCTCATTAAAATGTCTACATTTAAAATTAAATTTGTAGATATTCTGAGGATTTATCTCAAGTACTTTCATTGCAGCATCAATCTCACTTTTACTATAATCTTTATCATATCCCTCTGGGGCAGATTCCTCACAGAAAGAAAATACAACATAGAAAACATCCTTACCTTCTTCTAAGAATCGCATCAAAGTACCACTACAGCCTGTATCATCATCTCCATGTGGCCCTAAGAACAATATCCTTTTAAAATCTATTTTCATATATACTCCTGAAAGGTCTATAGGAATAAAACCTCAATCCCCACTTTCGCACGTAATCTCTAAAGTCATCAGTTTCCTCATCTTCTTCACCGTCAAACTCTAATCTATCAGCGTCAAATTTACACTTATTGACGCAAATAATTGGATAATCAACAACTATTGTTGGATTTATTCCATGATAGTTTGCTATCTTTTTGTATTTGTTAATTACATGACCTAAAGCATTTATTCTTTCTTTCTTAGATATAGGTGTCACTTTTCTAATGAACTTAGCAGGACTTCCTGCATATATGCTGTTAGCATCATCTAAATTTTTAGTTACAACACTTCCTGCCCCAATAACAATATTTTTATGGATATGTACTCCCATTAATATTGTAGAACGGTGTCCTACTATAACACCATCATCTATCATAACTCCCGCAAACTTAGCAGGGAATCCATCCAGAACAGACAGCCAATATCCATGAGTTATTACAGTCACTTCGGGACTCAAACCTACATCATTTCCAATAACAACAGGTTCAGCTATATTAATAACATTGTTATGAATAGTGCATCTGTTTCCTATTGAAAAGTTTGCAGTCGGATTGGTATAGCCACCTCCACCAACTCGTAATCCCGAACTATGATAAAGGTCATTACCTATAAATACATTACGACCTTTTATCTCAACATCATCACCTAATTTGCTCCGATCTCCAATATGAAAGATACCTTTCACATCAATATGGACATTTCGTCCAAATGATGCTGTCCCACTTATAGTTAGCACCTCAGCCTGTATAAATATATCCTTTGAACTATTTTTGTAAACTTCCATTTATAATTCCCTACATGTGGTATCCACCATTAACTCCAATAACTTGTCCTGTCATATATGATGCTTCTTCTGAGGCCAAAAACATCACTAATGAAGCCACCTCTTTAGGCTCACCTAATCTACCCATAGGAATACGACTCAATATCACATCTTGCAACTTCTGTGGAAGTCGTTTAATCATACCTACACTAATAAAGCCACTCGCTACTGCATTGACTGTTACATTTCTTTTAGAAAGCTCTAGAGCTACAGATTTAGTAAACCCTATCACACCAGCCTTTGCTGCTGCATAATTAGCTGCTCCTGCAGCTCCCATCTGACCTTGCACGGATACAATATTTATGATCCTACTAACTCTAGCTTTATCTAAGACTGCTCTAGTGCAGTTAAATACTCCATTCAGATTCACATCTATGACATTATTCCAAGTTATTCTGGCCATCCTCCATACTAGACTATCATCGAAATTACCTGCATTATTAATTAATACATCAATATTGTCAAATGTGGCTAATGCAGTTTTAATCATGCCATCAACCCACTCAAACTTAGTAATATCTACTTTTAAGGCTAAAGCATCTACACCAAGATTCTTTATAGTATTTTCTACATCTTTCAATAAACTGATATTCTCTTTACAGCAGAGAACTATATTTGCTCCTTCCTTAGCAAATGCTAAAGCTATAACCTTCCCGAGACCTCTGGAACTTCCAGTAACTAAAACAGTTTTACCTTTAAACCTTTTATTCAATTTTAAACTCCTAATTAAGTAACACGTTAAGAATTCTCTCTGCAACTTTACCATCCCAATACTTACTTTTAATAGATGTATGAGACCTTCTTCCAGACAAAATTGCATCAACCTCTCTAAGAAGTTTGTCCTTATCTATCCCAATTAAGGTATTCGTTCCATCAATCAAGGATTCAAAGTGTCCTGTAGCTGATAATAATGTAAAACAAGGTACGTCTAAAAAACTAGAATCTACCTGCAAACCTCCTGAATCAGTTATAAGAAATTTGGCATTCTTTAAGAGCCCTATAAATTTAAGATAGCCAACAGGTGAACATACACTAAGAGGTCTCAAGTATTTCTTATATCCAAACAGCTTAATCCTATTTAAAGTTCTCGGATGAATTGGAAAGATAATATTAATGTTCTCTGCAACTTTTCCTATAGCTTCCAAAATCTTTTTTAGTCTATTAGGATCGTCTACATTTTCTGCTCTATGCAAGGTTAGTAATGCATGATCCTTTTGCATCTGTACTTCTATTTTAGGTAATTTATGTATCAACGTATCTATCATTATATTCCCAACAACATAACATTGTGTAGATGCTTTACTTTCAGAAATTAAATACTTTCGATCCGTTTCCGTAAGACAAAAGAGGTAGTCAGAAATTGTATCTGTCAAAACTCTATTTACTTCTTCTGATGTCTTATCATAAAGTCTATTACCAGCTTCAACATGAGCTAACTTAATGTCCTTCATCTTTGCAACTACTAAAGCACAAGCCAAAGTAGAATTAACATCACCTAGAACAACAACAATATCAGGCTTTTCCTTTATACAATAATTCTCAAATTTCCTCATAATCTCTGCTGTCTGATATGCATGCGATTTAGAACCAACTTCAAAGTTGAAATCTGGTTCTTGTATATCGAGATCTTTAAGAAAGATTCGAGACATTTTATCATGGTAGTGCTGTCCTGTATGAACCAAATCAAATTTTACATTCTTATCGTTCCTCTCTTTAAGCTGCCAAATAAGAGGAGCAACTTTAATCATATTAGGTCGTGTACCTACAACAAGTGTTAATTTCATTCTGGTAAAAACTCCTTTATATGAAGAGGTATATATTTAATGCTCTTCTTGAGACGATCTAATATATCACTTGGTATAGTTTCTCTAATATCAAAAGGACACGGTACAAGTGGATAATACTTTTTAGACTTATGAATATTATTAAAGATGTGACTCCTTCTAGATATATTACCAAAACCATGTGCACTTATTCCATACTTCCACATATCACTAAGATCTCTAATTATCACCAAATCAGGTTCTGCTTCCATAACCGCTCTCCGAAATACTCCATCGACGTTCTTTTTCGCAGATACCATATTAAGTCGAGCCTTCCTTATTACATTAGCAGAAACCGCTACACTTCCAATATCTCCTCTAGGTGGATTCATAGCCAGCAGTGCTTCTGGATCACCTATTATAGATTCATCTTTCTCAATACTATAAACGATAAATGAAACTGGAACAAACCAATGACCTTCTGGATGCTCCTCATATAAAGAGTATAAGGTCGTCATCCTTTGAGGAGCCGAGAATATATCCGCAGCATCTCTAAAAACAAGAGTTGAAGAATCACTTATCTGTTCGAGTAGGAGCTTCCACTTAGCACCTAATGGTATCCAATCTATTAAGGGTATATATTTCAAACTTACACATCCTACTTCCTCTAATCGCTTACGATACTCCATAACATTTTCTTCACCAAAACTTTCACATCTAGTCTCCTCAGCAATTATAAGTTCCCATTCAACATTGACATCTTGCTGTCTACACCAACCCTCCATAGTCAGCCAAGCTATATATTTGGCTCGAAACATAGGAATAAGAACAGATGCTTTGATCATAATAATTCATCCTCAGGTACTATTTTTATATATTTAGCAGGTGAACCATACCAGCACTCCAAAGGAGGTATATTCTTTGTTACTACAGAACCTGCACCTATTTGAGCATTCTCGCCTATTTCAACTCCAGGCATAACTAAAGTTCTAGCACCTATTCGTGCAGCTCGTCTAATCATAGGACCTTTAAGTTCTAAAGGAAAATTTCTGCCATGTTTAATCTGATGCGTATTTATACAACAGAAGCAAGGCCCAATGAATATATCCTCCTCAAAAACAGCATGACTTGTAATGTGACTTTGGTCATGAATTGTAGTTCTGTCCCCGATGATTGTATCACCTTCACATACAGATGAATGTCCTATCATACAATTTTGTCCTATTATAGTACGTGAACGTAGAATAACATTATGTCCTATGAGAGTATTATCTCCAATTACACAATCCTCATCAATAACAACATTCGTACCCAATCGAACATTCTCTCCAAACTTTACAGAGGGATGTATGAGCCCATACTGACCCAAAAGGTTTTCATATGGAAGTTCATAAAGATTACTCTTCATCTATCAATCTTCCTACTATATCCTTAAATTGAAGTGATCTATTTATGTCGCTATGATTCTCTTGAACGAATTTCATAGCATTTTCTCTCATTTTAGTGTAATTTTCCGGATGATTTAAAACTTCTTTTATCTGCCTAATTACATTCTTTCTCGTAATAGGAATATAATGAATATTAGGTTCAAATCCCAATATATCAAGCTCTTCTTTCCTTTCAGCCAGTAATAATGTACCTGCTGCAGGAATTTCAAAGTACTTTGATACTATACCACCGAACATTCCTGATGTTGCGATGGCACAAAAGTAATTATTAAGAAATTTCGGATACTCCTCAAAAGGAACAGCAGCTCGGCCTTTAATATCAACTAACTCAGAAATCCCATTTACATTCTCTTTCCAAAGTTCCTTAATGTACTTTCTAAAAGGATAATAGTAATTTACATGCCCCGATATCAGACATTTCATTTTAGGTTTCAGATTTACCTGCAAATCCGCATAACTTTCGTAAGGATAAAAACATCCGGAAAAAAGTTTATACTTAGAAAGATATTGTGGATACCATTTTACAAACTTTTCATAAAATCCTCCCATAATTATATCACATCTCTCAAACATTAACTTTTTATTCTTCTCACATTCCCTATTATAATGACATTGTAAATCCCCAAAGTAGGATATAAGTTTCGTATCCGAATCAAGTACACCTGGAATCATCTTAGATCTATTATGATAAGGTACTGCATAAATAATTGCTACATCTAATCCTTTCAAATTAGGCTTATCTGTATATATAAGAGGAATATTACAGAGCTTTTCTATTCTATCAAACAGGACTTTAGATACCATACTAAGCCCCATTTTATATCTTCTCTTATAAAATGTAGGTATTATAATTGCGCCTCTCAATGTTTAGCCACCGATTCAAAAGGTTTACGTTTACCTACATACATCTTAAGTGAGGATTTCTTAGCATATGTCATAACACCTTCATTAGGATCAATTAAGTCATTTTTAATACAATGCTCATACAACTTTGTTCCCGGAAAAGGGTAGAACCAGGTAACCTGTATATAATCAGGATCTGCTTCCTTATTAAGTTTTATAGTAGCCTGTGCACGTTTTTCTTCTCCAGGAAAAGGCCACCCTACCATATTAAATGATGCAGTCTTTATACCTCGTGCTTTCAGCAACTTAAATGCAGATATAATCTGTGCATTCGTCATAAATCGACTCAAATGCTTCTTCCTAAAAGCTTCATCCCCACACTCCAATCCCATCGCAACATACTTACATCCAGTAGCAGAAAGATGGTCAGCCATTTCTTTGTCAATGCTTTCCACCCTGCCCATACATCCATAAGGCTTACCTAACTTACTGACAGCAGCAAATAGCTCCATCGCATACTCTCGATTGGAGAATATCATATCATCCCCAAAGTAATATAACCTGAATTTATAATTATGTTTCAAAAAATCAAGTTCGTCTATAACCTGCTCAACTGGACGTGTGCGTACATATGCCTTCTTATACAACTTCAAATAAGCTGCATTGCAACAATAACTACAAGCATAGGGACATCCACGAGTTGCATTCACATAAAGAAATCCACCACGATCTATTATTCCTGTAAACTTCTCCCAGGGAAATTTCGGTAGCGCTGATAAATCCTCTGGAGGTCTAACAGGATTGGCAACTATTTTGCCATCTCTTCTAAACACCAAATTGTTTACATTATATAACGATTCCTTACCAAAGTTATCCAAAAACTCATTAACAAATGATTCACCTTCTCCAATGCATAAATAATCAATCTCCGGATATTGTGCTAACAGCGATGGACCAACTACTGTAGGATGCACACCTCCAACCAGAATTGGTGTATCCTCCTGTGCCTTAAGAGCATGTACAACTTGCTTTACATAAGGAAATGATAATGTCATACTAGAGATCATCACAATGTCAAAATGCCCTTTTATTTGTTTAGGTAGTACTCTCAACAGCTTGTAAGATGAGTTAAAAAATTGTTTCTTACCTTTTATAGAAGCATATACATAACCTGCTCCACGACCTACCGCTCCATCTATATAAATAAATGCTATCTTCAAAGTTCCTCCTCACAAATGAAGCGTCCGTTACAGAGTATCACATTACTATCTACATGTTCAATCTCCTTGGTCTTCACTTTGTACCTCTCATTATATATCTACTTAAAAGAATAATAACGATACAACAGATTGACCATGTATAAAAAACCTCATTCCATCCTACTTTCAGTATGAATGGTACAATAACTCCTGTCAGCATAGCTCCAATATATCCCATACCATCTATCGTTCCCGTAGAAGAGGCTGTAATTTTTCTATCTATATATCTGCCAGGAACAGTAGTTACGAAAAATACATGAGGCCCATAGAGAAAAAAGCCAGAAGCAACTATTAATACACTTGATAAAAATCCCACTGTAAATGGATACAAACCTATTACTATCATTAATCCTATCATATATAATATTGTCAATACCTCTTTACTTTTGCCAAACTTGTTATAAAGCAAAGTTCCGATACATCCAGCAACAGGAATCAAAAATATCTTTAGTCCAACTTTAGCAATACTCAGATTATGAACTTCAAACAAGTATAGAGGCACCCAAACAATTACTCCATACCTTACAAAGTTCAATATAGCTAAAGCTGTACCAGCTAATATTACTGGTAAAATAAGAGTTTTCTTTATCTGCTGGGAAGTAGTTCTTTTTGTCCGTGGTATGTCAGGTTTATTAATCTGTAATGTTATACCTCTTAAGAACATTATTATCGCAGCAAACCAGAAGCCCCACTGCCATCCAAGATAATGTATTACAAATCCAGTAATTAACCATGCTACTGAATTTCCTACTTGGTAAGATGTTCCAAGAATAGTAGTAGCTTTCTCTTTTTCTTTAATATGGATAGTAGAAGTTGCTCTCACACAGGATGACCAGCCCATCGACTGGAAGAACCCATCCATCATCTCTCCAAAGAACAATATGAAGAATAACCCTCCGGAGAAGCCCAGAATGGTATTCATCATTGCCGACAGCATCAATCCAAGACTCATATAGGTGAAAGGATTGAACCTCTCCGAAAAGAAACCATGCAGAAACTGCCCCACCGCATAGGCGAACAAAAAGGCACTCGCTACTGCTCCCAACTGGTGCTTCGACAGACCATAGCTGACAATCAGCAGAGGGATGATCAATGACAGGTTGACCTTCCCGAAATAGTATGTTGCATATGAAGTCCACAAGTTTGCGAAGTTTCTATTAATCCACTTCATTTTTAATCTCCTCTTTAATCTTAGTTGAAGATTGTCCTTGATAGTATGGCATAACTACCATCCGTCCATCAAGGGATTTCATTAATGACTTACCATGAGCACGAAGTTTTTCGCTATGACTTGTACTTTCTACTAAAATATCCGCATTAACCATTTTAACGTTATCATGTGGTGCATAAGCTTCTTGGGGAATAGCAGAGTCAACACATTCTAATGCACTTATTAAAGCCAACCGTTCCGTAAACGGTATAATAGGTCGAGGCTTCTTTTCCATTACTGCCTCATCTGTCAATACACCAACGATTAACTTATCACCTAATGCCTTTGCATTGAGTAAGTGTCTCAAATGTCCATAATGCAGAATGTCCCCAACTACATATGCATAAACAATAATCATAATTGATTTTCTGTCCTCATAACCTTCGGCCATAAATCACCTTCAGGCCCACAACGACTATCCAGCCAAGTATCTATTTCAAGCTTCGAAGAATCTGTACCAAACTTCTCTATCCTCCATTTATCATGACTATATCTAGGTACCATCCAATCCTTACCATAGTGACAGACTATATAATCCATTATATTATTTGGCATCGGATAAATTTCATCTAAAAAGTCTACCATTCGAGTCTTATTAAACCATCTAGCTCTCTCAACAAACTTTATACCAGGAGTAGTACGAGGATAGGATTCATAAAAGTAGCCTTTTTTATGATACAACCACAGATTGAGATTAACATTTCTTCTACCATATACAAAATCCTGCTTTGAGTTTCTAATTACAAAGCCAGCTTCCTTAAATCCTGTATAAATGAGCTTCCACTCCGAATCAGTTATCTCCTGAAAGATTGCAACATCTACATCTGTATCCCAACTCATAATGTCTTTTTGTCGTACATATCCTAATACGATACCATCTATAATGACCCAAGGAACTCTTGCCCGATTAAATACGTCTTTACAGACAGCTAAGTCAGAGGCTATAAGATCTCTTTTAGATTCTAAAGGCTTGGAAATAACTACCTCTTCTTTCTCTACTTCTTCCTTCCTCCCATCTAAAATATCCTTCAATCTCTGACCTATAACTTTATAACTATGCTTCTCCTCAACCCACCGACGTGCTTTATGTTTCATAGTAAGTAATTCACTGCGATCCATTGTGAGAAGTTTCTTCAATATCTTCTTTAATTCATTGTCCGTATTCGCAACTATCAATCCATGTTCACCATACTCCTTTTTGTACTTTTTTTCAAAAAGGAAGTTGGTTATAGTTATGCATCCCAAAGCACATGCCTCTAAAGCTGTTATACTCCAATCATGTTTATTTGTACCTTTCTCTACACCTTGACTAAGAGATTCTATATAAATGTCACACTCTGACATTCTCTGTAGATTCTCTTTCCAAGGTATTTGCGATGATTCACCAACCCTAAACTCAAAGCGATCTTTTAATTCACTCATCTCAAGAGAATCCATTACAAACTCAATCAAAGGAGTTCCTTTCGTAAGAGACCTTTTAAAACCTCCTTGATGACTAGTAAAATGCCCAATAATAATCTTATCCTCAGACTCGAAAGAGTACTTTGGCTTAATTCTTTTAGTATCAACAGGAGGCAACAGCCAATATTCATTCTTAGCACCTTTATTTAGAAGCTCACCTGTCTGCACCAAACTTAGGTCAACTTTATCATTAAATACTTTATTCATCCCTACGGGATTCTTTCTATAATTTGTTCCTCCATGAAATACTACATACTTCTTGTCCTTCAGCAAATCATAAGGAAGCTCCTGATAAGATGAATGCATCCATACAATGATGGAAGACCTCATTGCTGCCTCTGCAAGATCCCTCGCAAGATACTTATCCTTATAGCTATATATAATACTTTGCTCAGATTCATCCTTCCACAAAAGAGGCTGAGTAGATATTGCAACAGCATTGACACCAACAGACTTTAAACTTTCTGCAAGAGTGTATCCAAGAGATGCCCAATCCTTTATTGACAGAAACAGAACGTCTATATGTTTAGGCATTCCTTCAATAGGTCTTGGTGGTTTATGTTTTATAACTGGCGGAGGCAATTTAAGGTATTTATCTATATGAAACTTAGCTCTATTCTTACCATATTTACGAACCTTTCTGGATCTTACTTTCATAGGCAACTTTTTAAATTCTATATCCAAAGATTCCTTTCGTCTCTCTCTTTGGGCAAGTACTTGTTCTCTATGTTCCTTCCGATTCTTAAGTTTCTGCTTTCTAGATATTATCATGCTTTATATCTCTCCTTATTCATTTATCAACTCAAAATGAGGTAGATCATTAAATTTTTGATTCCTTACATAAGTATCCATATCCCAATCGCCTCCCCATCTGATAGGAATTTTCTTCTCTCTTGCTATCTCTATTACTATACCTGCAAAATAATACCAACGAAATAGATACTTCTTTTCCCACCTTATATGAGGCTTTTCTGCATAATAAGGAGCAACATCTACGGCCATTGAAGGCATCTTATTATGCATGCTATCAGGCCATCTACATCTTGATCTGCCCCATTCAAACAACTGATCTTGCCTCGCCTTATCTCTATGACCTTCAAGAATAGAGCAATCGAAGACCATAATGACTTCAGTAAATAGCTCCTGCAATAAGGGATGGCAGGTATTTAGTTTCTCTTTCGATATTTTCCCATATTCTGGCATTTGTCTCCTTTATAATTTCAGCCGTTGAAAATACAAAGCTTTATGTCCTTGCCTCCGAATATTCAGTAAGCCTCGCATATCGTTTCAAATAATTCCTAAGCTCATCGTTAAGAGCTATTGCCTCGACACCAATTAACTTAGCAACATAGTCGGCCATATCACGTATAGCCTGTCTCCTAATAGGTGTATGAACAATATAAGGTAGAGGTCCTGACTTCCCATTCAATCTGAATAAAAGGTCTACTGCCTGACGATTAAATGCTCCAGCAATGTAATCTGCAAATCCTTCAAGACTTACATAAAACATATCAATAAGCTCTTTTGCCAAAGCATACGACCCTGTACGCTCCATTCCAAGCATTATAAACTGAGCAAGCATAGAAATAGCTATCTCCTTAGCATAGCGATTAATTATTGCTGAGACATCAACTTGCTTTGCTCCTGGAGACGAAACTAACTTAAATTCCCATCCATGTGGTAACAAGATTCCATCCTGTTCATCAACACGGATATTTGAGAGTATCTTTTTAGCCCAATTTATAGCAACCTCATTCTCATCACCTTCTGTTTTCATTCCCTCAGGCAACGTTATTGTAGGAATGCCAACTAAGTCACGTTCAGCCCCAATAGCTTCAATCTCTTCAAGACCTTTACGAAAGTACCAACTTCTATAGGCATTCCGCAAAATTGACCGTCCCTCTGGATTATTTGCCCTGCTTTCTGTTCGCAATAGAATGCTCTTCCTCAAAGGAATATACTTAAGATCAAAACTAGGAGGTGGTCGCTGCCAGATACCTACTGTCTCACCATTATCTAGCATTTCCCACCTTTCAAGAGATGACTGTGCACGAAGTGGTATCTTCTTCCATACAACTTTTCCATCTTTACGAAGTGTAAAGACCTGCTCAAACCATGCCCATCCATAGATGAACATACTCATAGCCTCGGAAATAAAATCCGACCACATATGAGTCATACTACGCATATTCTCCTCTAAGAATTGTGCGTCCTCATCATCTTTAATTTTCCTGTTTGGATCTGCAGGCTTCACTGTCCAACGAGTTTCACGAATGATCTGCCGTATTGCATGAAGACAAGCTCCGACGATGGAATCATTGTCCGACATCTCACGATAGACCTTAATGCCCTGTGAACCTCGCAACTGAACAAGAAACTCATCTGTTACATATCCAAGGTATGACCAATTCAATCCAGACTTACCAATTTCTGTGCGATACAAACCTGATGGCTTCTTCACCTTCGGTGCTTTTTTCTTTTTCCTAGCCATGTAATCCACTCCATCTTGATTGTCTTCTACCAAAATTACGACGTCCCATAGACCAGATTGGTTCTTTCTTAAGATCTTTATTTACTTCAAGAACGCCTGCAGGTACAACATAAGCAGGTATATAACTTCCACAAAGGTCAGAATCGAGAAATGAATACATCAAAGCATCAAAGTAATCAGGCGACTTCATTGAGCGTGCCAGCATATCCTCCTTAGACTCTATTTTAATCTTCAAAGTTGGTGTTGGCTTTACTCTAATATCACCTAGCTCAACAATGACCCGATCAGGCCACTTTTCACACCACAACTTAGGAATTAATTCACGAAGTTCCCAACAACCTTGAGCTCTAATGTTAATGTACCTTTCGGGCTGTCCAGCTGTAGCAGCACCTATAACAGGTACAATCATATCTCCATAGATAAGTTTAAGATCATCATAAACACCTGCTCCAATTCCAATAGCGTCAACCTTCACTTTTGTAGGCTTAAATTCATTAATATATTCTCCGACCCATTTAACAATCTCAGGTGTATCAGTAACTAATCCTTTCTTAAAGCGTTCATCCCAATGTAATACATTAAGTCCTTGACGTATACAGAGAACACTTGCAGCATGAGATCTTCCAACATCAAGCCCAAATTCAATAGGAAAACCCTCTACTGAATTCTTTGAGTTATTCTCCATAACGTCTATGAAATCAGGTGGAATAAGAGTATACTCATCAGCCTCCGGAAACTCTCCCAGAACTTTAATTCCAAAGATGGGATGATCCTTACCGTAACGTGACATCATCATTTCAATGTACCGTTCGCTGACCCGTGGAGAATTATAACACGAAACATGCATCAGCTCATAAAACTTTCTCATCTCTGGTTTATAGAATATATCATGAAAGAATCCCTTTGTTCTTGTTGGATTTCCTGCGAGAAAGGCATATGCGCCGCCACCTGTAAGTGCACCTTCAACAGCAGGATAGACAGAATCTTGTACTCCACTAGCCTCATCAATCAGAAAAAGTAGATCTTTCTCTGCGTGAAAGCCCTGGAGCCCTTCCACCACATCACTTCCTGGTTTCACCTGTGCTGTTCGAGCAACAGCATACCATTCAGGTTCGTGTCCCCTGACAGCAACCTTTGTTTGAGTCCAGATCAACAGTTTATTTAGGAAAGGGCTTCGATTAATCCACTTAAAGTGTTCTGCCCAAAGAACATCAAAGAGCTGATGCTGTGATGGTGCAGTTGATGGAACTTTGGCATATGGTCTAGTAGAAAGGAACCAAAGTGTAGCTGCACTCATCAAAAAAGTATTATGCTCTATTGTATCAGAAAAGAAAGTGTGATCTCCAGGTACAGATATACTATAAGTTTCCCTCGGCCCAATCTCCTGAATATCAGTTACTTTATCATCTCCAGAGTTTTTCTCACTGTTTCTTACTCTCTTAGATGCTGCGGCTTTTACCTCCTGAACAGTTTCTTCTTTACCATATATACCAATATTATTAATAAACTCCAGCAAATTATACTTAGAATACATTCCTAGATTCCAAGATATATAAGGACGGTTGTTATCATATCTTAAGTATTGCATCTTCGCTTTTACAGTAGCCATAATCCCAAAACGCCTCAACAACCTTTGTATATCTCGTACTAAATTATAAGAGATGCTATCATATTCGATTCTCGCAGCATTTTTTGGATCATTCTTTTTAACAAAGGCATATCCGTCAGTAGAAAATAAACGTGAAAGAAACAAAGCAACCTTTTCATTACTCATCATAAAAACTTGAGTTGGAATTTGCTTCGTCTTAGCTTTATGCCCAATAAAATGGTCATACTTACTGAAAATATCCCTAAAAAGACCTCTATTTACAATACGATAGTCATAAGGTCTATGACCGCTATGGAGTTCACATCCTATATTTTCAATGCATGTCCTAAACTCTTTTAATTGTTTGTTAGGCTTCTGTGTAAAGGTAAAAGCTTTCGTTGAGCCGTCACCAATCATATATGCCAAGACCTTTAACTCATCATCACTGATACTATAATTAGTACCTTTGAAAGGTAGCTCAACAGGAGATACTAAACAATCGTCTATATTTAACTCAGATGCATTTTTCCATCCCATAGTTGTAAGAAAAGGATGATTCGCTGTCCTAACATATTTTCTACCAGCCTTCGTAAAAATTAGATAACAAGGTTCAACTCCGTTCGGTTCGATATAGGCTAATGCGGGTTTAAGATTTCCGTCCAAAATAGGTACAAACTTATCACACAAAGCCTCAATTCGATGATAGATACCATTAGCATCAGGAATCTCACTTCCTTTAGCAAGGCATTTGCCTACTCCACTTCCTGATCGTATCGCAAGGAAATGATGCTTGGCCAGATTCCATAGAGCTTTTCTCTGCCAATCATCTAACTCCGTCTGCATAACTTCTAGAACGAAATCAACAGGATTGTCATGATAGTGATTAATTAAGTTAATTAGTTCTTGAGACATGATTCATTATTTCTCTGAAATTATAGTTAAATAAGTGTCCATTTTTCCTTCTTCCAACCTTCGATCGGTATAATTACCATTCCCTGATCTGTCTTTACATAAATCCACTTTATATCGTAATCTTCAATCTCACCTTCAACTCCACGAATTCTCACTTTGCTTTTAAGCCCAAATTGTTCATTCATTCTAAATTTCAGATAACCTACTATCCTTAGTATAAAACTCTTTAGCATTAAAAGAATGATTCCAGCAGCTACAAGTTTGACTAGAAGCCAAAGCATCTGACCTTCTATTTGATCAATTATGTTCAAAATAAGTTGTTCATTCATGAATAGTGCCTTCCTATATTCTTATCCCCTCAAGGAAATTCTTGTACCAAACCAGCTTGAGATAACTAACTCACAGGATAGTCTTACCCCAGTGAGAGTTGCGTTGTCCATATCTATCTGCTCTAGTAGGATCATAACTGCCATAACAGAAAGTACAATGAAAGAAAATATAACTCCTATAGGTCTGATAGAAGCTCTTAAATTGCTTACCCATCTGTCAATTTCTCCTATCACATCACGATTGAAAAAATCAACCTTTGCTTTAGTATAACTGGATAATGCTTCAATATAAGGCCCTAAAGCTTCCGGCTTAACTGTGGCAAGTGTTCCCATCGTTCTTTCTGGTGTATCTTCCTCACCTTTAATAAATTTCTTCTTAATAAAATCAAATGCTGGTGGCACAATCAATCCACCTAATGTGACTATAAGATCAACTAATGGAAACATTTTTCACCTCCTATTCAAGACTTCAAAGTTTTAGGATATAGATTACTCTGTCCTTCTACTTCCTAATTCCGTCTCAACCTTTCCAAGTTGATTACAGATATTCTTTTCTACCATATCCATTTTGTCCGTAACATTTCTCACCATAAGATCGATCTTTTGCTCTATCCTCTTTTGAGTTGCATCACAAGTATCCTCATAAATTACACCATCCAACTTTCTCTCTAATATACTATCGAGTTCTTTTCGTGGAACTTCTTTCTGTTTAGATCCTTTTTTATTGTTCATAGATCTCAAAATTATACTCCCGCTCATAACAATGAAGGATGACGCAGGTATCGCAATAGTAATAGCAAGAGGCCATTCCATTATGCTGCACCTCCCCTGTAAATGTAAAAGAGCCCTTCTAAGGAAAGAGAGGGAGAGGGGGAAAAGAGAGGGAGAGGAAAAGGACCAGATTGGGAGATGCTCTCCATAAAATTATGCATTACTAACCTCCATAATAAGTTCGTCTGATTCAGGAAGTTGCTTCTCTTTTGGCGTCACATCAAGGGGTTTTAGTCTATTTCTTTGATTATGTGCCTCTACAATAAGTTCAGCCAAGTCCAGTATTTTATCAATCTTAGTTGGAGCTTTTTTGTTTGTTCGATCAAGAATGTCCCAAGCTGACTTCATTCGGAGGCCTCGGTCAGCATCTTCATCTTTCATTGTGTCTACGTTAAACTGAGCTGCATCTGCTGATGCCTCCTCAAGAATCTGCATTGCGTCCTGCCGTGAGTCTAAAAACCTTTTCTCGGTTTCGTACTCAAGCTCAGCCAGTGCACTCATAAATAATGGATCAGAAAGCCAGTTTTGTACTGTCCCGTAAGATACACCCAATTCTTCGGATATTTCTTTTGGAGTCTCTGCTGTTATCATTCTCCTCATTGCTTCCCGCATTCTCGGAGTTAGCTTTTTCAGCATACTTTTTATTTAACCTCTCAACTAATTTTTCAAGATCACACTTCATAAAACTTCCTTTATAAGCTCTTTATCTTCATCATTACATCCACTTCCCATTTATTTCCAAGGGATGTACCTATCTTGAAAGTAATTTTATAAGGTGATACACTTGCAGTTCCAGCACGAACTTTTATTTCTAATCTTGTACCTGATACGGCTATAGTAGTTTGATCCAGTACTGTAGTAGATACATCAGTACCATCTTTATCCTCTGCGACCACAGAAGATGTTACTAAGTCAGCCGTTTCACCAGTCTCTTTATTATCTATAAAGTCACCCCAGATAGAAAATTCCTCCCAAGGTTGCTTCTCAAATATTTCAGGAACAAACATTTTTCACCCTTGTAAATACTGTTTGACGGTACGGAGTACCAAAAACTGTGTCTCTTATAGTCTTGAACACTTGTTGCCTTTTAGGTGAAACAAAGATTTTGATCTCTTCTCTTTTAAAAATTACTTTCACATCCTTTTAAATATCCGTTGAACAAAAGTTCTTTTAAATATACAGACAGCTTCTTCTATTGCCGCAATGATCTTACCTGGCCATGAGTACTTCGGCCATGATGCTAAAGGCCACGAGTATTTCGGTGTATCTCCAAACTCAAGAAATTCCATTATGAACCATCTAATGTAACAGCAGAACGGTCTCCATTAGTATCTACTGTCATGTCTATTCTGTCTTTACTGTCTGCAAGATCTCTAAATTTGATATCTGTTGTGCCTCCACCACTTGCTTTACCTGCCATACGGGCGAGAAAAATTCTCAGCATTTGCTCGAATGTAATTGTTCCTTCGATGACTGCTGTAAGAATATCATTAACTGATACATTATTCAATGCTGCGACTGTTGCCTCCAGAGCAAGAGCACTAACATCTGCCTTGTACTGATCTGGATTGTCAAGATCGGCCTGAACAGTAACAAGTGCTGCTATTATGCTGGAAATTGTGGCATCCAAATTGCTCAAAAGAACTGCACGAGCTGCTGTATAGCCTTGATTAGTCAAAGCAGTCTGCACATCAGTAATAGATACATTATTTAAAGCTGCAATATCAACAATTATTGCATCCAATAATAGATCAATTCTTCCACCATCTATAAGATAGGACTTAATGTCATCTACTATTCCATCAATTACGTCCTGCTTTGCCTCGGTGGCCACATCAGCAGTTATGTGGGCCATTTCAGTATCATATTCGTTGGCGGGTGCTGGGCTTGCCGGAAGATTAACCGTCTTGGCCTTGACTTGAAGCGTATCTCCCATATCCTCCGTTGATCCGACAGCGTATCTCTCCGAGCCGATCAGGGTCACGCTGTCACACAAAATTGCATAATCCTTTGAGTTATCGTATCCTGCAAACGTATATTTATACCATCCCTGTCCAACCTCAGTCATAGCCCCATCATTAATCACCACCGAGTTATCGGACAGGTCTATTATATCCAAAGTAGGAGAAAGCCCGGTCTTTGGTGATCCATCCTCTGAAAAATATGCTGTTGCCAACATTATTTTTTAGCCTCTTTTTTGTCATTTGGGGCCGGAGGCGTAGGGCATGCTATTTTATCCTGTGCCTGCCCCTGAAGCTCTACTTGAATAGTATTAATTAATTCCACAACATTTTGATACGGTTGTATTACAAGATAACTTAATATAGCCAGCACCAAAGATTCGGATATTTTATACTCTCGTTCTTTAGGCATTATTTCACCTTCGCTATATCTGCTTGAAGTTCAAGGGCATTATCCAATTTTGCCTGTAACTTCGCTATTTGAATTTGATACATTTTTAGATTATATAGATGAAATTCCACCTCTTCCCTTTCAAGCTCTAATCGATTTTTTGTATAGCTATCAAACCTCTCTATCACAAGCTCGATTTTCCCATCTTTATTTAATTCCAGTTTTGTTAGTCCTTCAGTCTTCAGTTCTTTATATCTTGAAATGTCCATTTTTATACTCCTACCATCAAAACATTATCAGGCAAACTTGCGTGGCTACTGGTCTTCCATACCTCGTTGGCCGCTGCTCCTGCGGCTGCCTGTGTAGCTCCTGATTTAAGTAACAGCAATTTCAGGATACCATTTACATCAAGGCTATAAACAAGCAGACTGCCCCACCCAGCAGCCCCGTTTGTGACTTTGACTACTGCGGCTGCGTTTCGAGCCAATCCTGTGTCGTTCGTTGCGCTATAGACAAAACCGACTGCATTAGCCCAACCATACTGGCCTCCCGAACCCATTACAATTGTTCCAATATCGCCTCTATTGACAACCAATCTATAAGCAGTAAGGGCAGCATTCAGATAGCCGCCTGAGTTTTGAACTGTGGCATAATATCCAGAAAAGAAACCTTTACAGATAAATGGAAGATAATCAGTATTTCCTGAATTTCTAAAATTGATGCTGTCAACCCCAACCCGCCGTCTCGCCTCAAGGATACCCAAATCAGCGGTTCCTGAATTGCTTATTAAAAGCTCTTTATTAAATTTTACAGTTCCACCTGTATCAAAAAGAAAATCCCCACCATCGGAGTTTATCCCATCAGGCTGGAGGGTATCGCCATCATGGAGATGAGCTGAGGGGGCTGCACCTATATCTGAGAGCACTTCTGCACCTGTACGAAACTTTAGTTGTCCTCCATCCGATACGATAAATTTATCATAATCAGCCACGCCAGCCACAATAGAGCCAATCACTATATTCCCAGCATCATCAATTGTTATATCGGAGCTCTGGAGCTTTTTGCCTGTAACTCCATCAAATCTGGCAACGGCATTATCCACAGCAGTAGCCGGGCCTGCAACCCCTTGAAGTATTTGTTTTGCAAATGCTTGTGTCATTTAATATATTACCTTATATATTCCACAACTGACTCCTACGTATTTTCATCCGTTGAAAATATGAACTAAAATATAGATCTCCATCATTATCGAATATTATAGACATACTTTACTTCCTTTGTCAAGTTCTTTTTTAAATTTATTTCTTGGATACTCTTTTTATTGATAATCAAACTAGATGATGCCTTTTTGAGCTTTTTGATTATCAAACTTGCTAGTTTTTGATTATCAAATTCTACATACAAACCTCGTTCCGTTCACGCCTTGGCGTGGCGTGTTGATAATCAAGTTTCAAATTTTGGGAGGAGTTTGGAGAGGGACCCGCATAACATTTGATACACCTAACTTTGCATAATATTTAAAACAAAGTTAGTTTCGTATAACTTTGTTAGATATTGTTAATAAAGGATCTAAGATTAGTAGAAAATAAACTTGTTAGACATAACTAACAATGTGAAGGCAAAAAAATAGGGCCAATCACTTTGTGTCAATTGGCCCTAAGTTAAAAGTTAGAAACTACAGATTACCAGCAGCTACATCATCAATAATTGATTGTATTCTCTCTTCAATTTTAGCTTTGGTGTCATTTGAGGAGTCTTTTGTCAACTTCCTCAAAGCGGCAATTTCAGGAGAGGAAGAAGTAATTCGATTAACTAAATTTATTGCATCGGTTCTAGATTTCTGATTCCATTTTAGCAGAATACGATCATGGCCCTCATTAGTTTCAAGGGCAGTATAAGAACCATATTTTGTGTATTTCGCAAAACCCCGTTTTGCTTGACATTCTATAACCTCAAAACCATGACCGGTTGAAATTATTCTGTCTGGTATTTTTTTAGTTTCTTCCTTGACTTCAACATCATTACGTGTAATGACGCCACCCTTACCATTTTTTCTTACAACCGTTTTTGTTTTTTTTGCCATTGTTTCAACTCCTTTTAGTTATCAAATTGTTATGACTGCTTTTACTGGTAGCAATCTTGACCATTAGATTTTTAAGTTTCTCCTCTCTGTATTAAAGGTTATCAATTAATTATCTTCTCTGTGTACCATTTCATAAGTCAAATCAATACATTCGTTACAAATAAACACATTCGTTCCTGCAATCATTTTTTTAACTTCATCAGTGAATTTTCCACAAAAAGAGCAGGAATATTTTGGTTCAGATTTTATGGGTGTATAATTTGTCCTAGCGTTAAAATATTTATTGTCTACTACATAACACAACTTTTCATAGTAACGGGATTCTTTAGTCATATTATTTTCAAGACATTTGTCTCTTGCCTTTGCAAGTTCTTTTCCCTTCCGACTTAGTTTCTCCAATGTTTGTTCATTTATTTTCATTCCACACCCCCCTTTTAAATAGTTAAGTTACCCTTTTACAGTGCAATTCCTATGCCACAGACAAAAAATAGTGCAATATTTTCTTGTATGTAACATACTGTATTCATTACGTTTTTAGTTTCATTTAAAATGGTTTCATACAAGGTTTAATATAATTAGTGAAAACTGGTTATATATAGCCAACCTTGGCCATATATAGCCAATCATTTTCTTTAATAAAATCAGTAGGTTACAAGTAGGGGTGGTCAGATATAGCCAATATCAAATTTTGGCCCCAGTAATTTGATAATCACAGGACTTTTTTATCAAGTTATTTTCTTCAATAATATCAATAAGTTATATCAAAACAAAGCCATGGTGCGTGTTTCTCTAAAATTGAATAGTATAGCCTTAGTCAAGTCAAGATCGTACAGTATGGGCTAAACTGTGGCCTTCCTTCTTCAATGGTTTAAAAATTAAATAGCAGAGTTTTTTTTTTAAATAGCCAGTAACTTGGTATAATTCTTGCATATAATTATTAATAATGATTATCAACAGTGATAACTTGGCATAGATATTGCATAACTACTTTGAGTAGAAAATGTTTTAACAGTAACTATTTCGATCCAAAGTAAAAGGATCATACCCCTGTCGGGGTCGCTTGTCGAATCCATTGTCGGATGCCTGTCGGACTGACTGTCGTATCATTGTCGAACTGTCGTCGGGTCGAGAGATGATGTATATTTTCATCCGATGAAATTGCGATAAGGATGTATGAACTGGCCTTCCTTTTTCTTTAATGATTTCAATAACTTACCGCATTTTCAACGCAAAAGTGCTTTTTCAACAGTTTTTAGCTCTCCTGGAATAACTTTCAAGAGTTTCATTAATAAATTCAAGTACTTACTAGTTTCCTTAAAGTAAAAAGTTTGGTTGAAAGCTAATGTTATTGAAATCATTGAAGAAAAGGCCAATAATTCACTTTGAATTATCTTGAGTTATCTTGAATTATCTTTAGTTAAGTTATTGAATTTATTGAATAAAAGGTTAAAATTACCCCAGTTATCCAGTTATCCCTAGAGTATATAAGAAAAAAAAAAAAAAAAAAAAAAAAAAAAAAAAAAAAAAAAAAAAAGCTGTTTTTCCCCACTTTTAAAATTTTTTTTTGGGGGGGGAAATTGATGAAAAAAAAAAAAATACTATGAAGTTTTTTATTTT